GGAAGAAATCCTTTAGTGGAACCTATAATACTAAGCCTATGGTATTTGGAAGTGTACTCAATCTAATTTCAAATTTTGTTGAGGCTAAGGTAATTAAGACTGTAAAAGAAGCTAAAGAAGCCATAACTGAGCTTATGGCTCAGGGAGTTGAATTGACTAAGGCAGATTCATTTAAAAAGGCAGAAGAGAAGGATGAGTTTGCTGATATTGGTGCTAAGACAGAAAAACCGGCTAAGGTTGCGGATGAGTTTGAGGAAGAGGTTGAATTGGATAAAGCAGAAACTCCTGAAGAGGAGGACTGATTTTATTTAATGAATTAAAGACCTAAAAGGCAGGGGCCGGGCATAATATATACTTATCCCGGTCCCAGTAAGTCTAAATTTGTGGGGAGTAGCTTAAACTAAAGCAGAAAGTCGCACTTTCGATATGGCTTGAGGACCCATCTCCCCTACCAAAATTAAATAAGAATATGGGTAAAACTAAAAAGTGTGCGTGTGGAAAGTTAATTTGGGAAGAATCCGAACGATGCAAATCTTGCGCAGGTATAGAAAATTATAGATTACATCCGTGGGAGATGATTGGTCAGAAAGGGGAAGAAAATCCACAATATATCGATGGGAGATCTTTAATTAAAAGGAATTGCTCGGTGTGTGGTGTCCCAGTTTCTCGTAGTAGTTTGTCGGGGTTATGCAAAAGCTGTGCACATAGTGGTGATCATAATAATAATTGGAAAGGGGGTATTACAACCCACGCTTCAGGATACTTATATTTACATTCTCCCAAGCATCCTTACGCGGGTACTCATAACAGGGTTTTTATACACCGGCTTATTGTTGAAGAATATATTGGGAGGTATTTAAAGCCAACAGAACCCGTGCATCATCTTAATAAAATAAAAAACGATAATAGGCCAGAAAATTTAATGGCATTTATAAGTAATGGTGCGCATAGAAGATTCGAAAGTGGCCAAGAATGTAGGTTGGCAGAGATTATTTTTGATGGAAGAAAATTAAAGAAAGGATTAAAATGATAAATTTGAGCCCCAGCAAGTTGAATATTTTAAAAGATTGTGAATGTTGTTTTTATAATATGATGAATAACAATGTTCCTCGCCCCCGAGGAATTTTTCCTAGTTTACCGTCGGGGATCGATTCCTTAATAAAAGATCATGTTGATTCTTATCGAGGCAAACTGCCCCCCGAATTGGTGGGGAAACTTCCTGGAGCACTATACCCCGATTTTGTCAAGTTAAGTAAATGGCGAAATTGGCGAAGTGGTTTAGTAGTTAAAACGGACGAATATAAATTAATAGGGGCAATCGATGATTTGCTTATTGATGGGGATATTCATATTATAATTGATTTTAAAAGTAAGGGATCAGAACCTGCGACCTCGGGAGCGGAATATTATCAAACTCAATTGGATTGTTACAATTTTATGTTTAGAAAGAATGGGATGAAAACGGCAGACAAGTCATATTTAATCTATCTTTATCCGAAAACTTCTCAACCTATGGATATTGATAAAAAAGAGGACCTTGATATAACCTTTGGAGTATCAATTAAAGAGATTGCTACTTCGGCAGATAATGCAGAGAAATTTATTAATTATGCTGTTAAAATACTTAAAGGTAAACGACCAGAGCCTTCGGCAAAATGCGAGTATTGTAACTTTTCAAATGGGATACTGCAACTAACCAAAGGTATATTACCCAAATTAGACTAATAGGTTTTAATATAAAGGAGTCATCTAATGGATTGGTATAAGCAAGCAATTTTATCTAAGTTTACCCAGTATTTCAAAATTAAGAAATACCGTTACGAACGGGACGCAATTTTGTGCCCACATTGTAAAAATCCCTCCCTCACCGCACACAGAATTGGGACTACATATTTTTTAGAATGTTTGGATCCTTCATGTATAAGTAAGGGAAAGAAATTTACATTAAAAACAATCGTTCGTACACATGAACCTGATAAGAAGGATTGGGAAGGGGATAAAATAATTCAATATCTCAAAGAATTATTGGGCATTAAAGCCCTAACTCCTATAGACAAAATCAATATCAATGAATTATTCGATAGATTTGTCAAGGAAGGCTTCTCTTTAACTCCAGTGGCCCCAAATGGGTCAGGAGTAAACGAGAAACATTGTATTGAAACTTCTTGGACTTCTTTATCCCATAAAGATAAATTAGAATGGCAATCTTGGTTAGATGTAGGCTTAAATATTGCTATTCGTACAGGTGAAATTTCTAATTTAACTACTGTTGATATAGATCATAAAGATATTTCAGATGAGATTAAGCAATTAACTGGAGATACTTGGTGTTTAGAATCTGGTAGAGGCTTCCATTTTTATTATCATTATGATGCAGACTTGCCAAAAACGAGGATTAATAAATTAGATATTGATATTGAAAATACTGGTGGGGCCTGTATGGTGCCCCCAAGTATTACATCCAATAAAGGTCGTAAATATATTAACGACCTCCCCATAATAGATATTCCTCCCAAATTTAAGGAATTTTTATTGGCTAATATTGGTCGAGTAGACAAACCGAAATCAGGCGAACTTGATTTTATTATTGACGACGAATCTTATTCTTGCCCATTATTAAAAGAAGGTGAAGGCAGAAATGTATTTTTATTTCATTATGGAAGCATATTAAGCAAGAAATTTTCATCCCAACAAGTTGAAGATGCTTTAAGTGTATTTAATAAGATAGCTTGTACTCCACCATTACAATATAGAGAAATTAAAACTCTAATTGGAAGTATAAATAAGTATCGAAAATTTGACGAAAAGGGATTAGCAGATGAAATTTTGGCATATATTACAGATGTTAAGGAAGCTACATATAAGAATGTCGAAAGAGTAATATTTGGTGATGCAAGATTAAATGCCGAGGATAAGAAAAGGATAGATAAAATTATTGCTCATTTAAAAAGACAAGATTTAATACAGGAAAGAGGAAGATTATTAATTCCTATGCAGAGAATGAAGTTGACTACGAATTTGATTAATGTTAGTCAGCCTCTCCCATTTAAATTGCCTTATTTTAATGAGTTGGGTAAGTTCTGTATGGGGGATATAATTTTAATCGGAGCGGGAAATAAAGTCGGAAAATGTATTGCTAAAGGACTGGTATTGACTAATCAAGGACTGCGAGATATTTCCGATATTGGTAAAGATAAACCAGAGGGATGGTCTTCCGTTAATAGACATGTACGAGTTTTTATCGGCAACAAACGTAAAAAAGGATATAGGCACCCCCAAGGTTTTTATAAAGAAAAAGTCAATACTACTATAAAAATAGTCACCGATCATGGTTATGAGTTAGAAGGTACCCCCGAACACCCTATTTTGGTTCAAACAATAGGTGCCAATCAAAATTTTAAAGATTTTAAAACATTGAACGCTATTGAGATAGGAGACAAAGCAGTAATAGTTACTCCCAATTTAGAAACCAAAGTTTTAGTTAGAAAATTTAAGGATTTTAAATACCGAGAATCTAAATATGCTCATGGGCTTTGTAACTTAACCTTATCTTCTAAAATAGACGAAGATATGGCTAAATTATTTGGATATATAACTGGAGATGGCTCTCTACAAAAAAATGTTTGTAAAATTTATCAAAATAGTAAAGATTTAGGTAATATTGAAGAACTTAAAACCATATGTAGCAAGTTTAATTTACCCTATAAATCAAATTTGTCTAAGAATGGAAAGATGACTACTATCAATATTTTTTCCGTAGTTTTTACATCGTATGTTAGGAAATATTTGTTTGAAAATAATTTTAATAGAGATTATAATTTGAAGTCGGTAGACAGATTTATTCCCTCTATCATTTTGCAAAATACTAAATCAATTCAGCGAGCGTTTATTGAAGGGCTGTATAACTGTGAAAGTTGGGTGACCAAGAATAATGTAATCACCATAGATTTATCTAACGAAAAATTGATCAAACAATTACACGTTTTATTATTAAATTTTGGAATTGTGAGTGCTTTGAGAATGCGATGTGGATATAAAAACCGGCCTACAGGAAGATTGACATTATCCCCTGAATTTTGCCATAAGTTTTTAAAAACCTTTAGTTTGGCGAAATACAAAGATGTTCAATTTAAAGGATTCAAAAATAGATCTTTTTCTTTACAACGGTGCGGAGTGAATGGGTCTACTTTAGAACCGGCTTATTATTTAGATAAAATTGTCAGTAAAGAAGTTATTAATGAAGAAAAATATGTTTATGATTTTAACCTTGAAAGTAAAAAATATCGCATTAATAATCAATTTTGGAGTAATGGTTTTGTAAGCCACAATTCGCATATTGCTATGAATATTATACAACAATTAGTAGAACAAAAAGTAGATATGCCTAAAGTACTAATATCTTTAGAACCGGGAAGTAGACATACTGATATTGCTCTACAATTAGGTTTGGTAGAAGGAGATTATGAATATAATGCCGAACATTATGATCCTACTGAGGTAGAATTGTGTAATAATGCAATTACAATAATTGATTGGTTAAATCCAAAAACGTTTGAAACTACTCATACTATTTTTGAACATTTTGTTAGACAAATTACTAAACACAAAGGTCTATTAATTATTTTTGCCCAATTAAAGGATCCTATAAGAGGCACTGAAGGTAACTGGTTCGCCCCAAACATGATCAAACAAATGCCCGCTTTAGCGGCACGATATTTTTACGATGATGATGAAGGTGAAAGTGGATATTTTCTCATTGATGTTATTAGACAACGATACTGGCACACAAAAAGAATAAGTAAAATTCCATGCAAGTTTATGAGAGAAACGGGAAAATTAGTGCCAGTAAGTGAGAATTTAATTGCTGAACAGAAAGAGAATAAAGAAGTAAAAATTGAGGATGGTAAAGAAGAAACCGAGGAGCAAAAATAATGGATACTTGGAAGATTGCTGATATAGAGAAAATATTGAGTTCTCAAATAAGTAAAAATACGATTTCTACGGGATGGGATGTAGCGACTCATCACACTGGAGTTTGCCGATTAGAAACAGATAACGATACTATTTATCTTAAAGAATTATTTAAAATTGATGATGTATCTAAAGACGATATTAAAAATCGTATGGACTATTTTTTAGATAAGGTCAAGGCTCTACGCACCGAATGGCTTAAAAAGAAGTCTACTAAAAGAAATATTGTTGTAATAGAGGATACTTGGTTAGGCCCCGACTTCGATGGGGTGAAAAAGTTAATTCGATTTGGTGCTTTACTTTATGTTCGATTTAGAAAATATAGTGATTATCTATTTTTTATAATGCCCGTGTCTGCAAGATCTCGAATTAAGTTTAACAAGAAAGATCAAATGGCAAATACTAAAATTAAAGTTGCTTGCTATACTAGAGATACTAAAGATGCACAAGGAAAGTTAAAGCATAAAAAAGGTGAAGCCAAACCTATTGATATTAAATTGTTGGTTGAGGAATATGTTAATAATATTTTTAAATTGGCTTTAGACGATTCGGATAAATGCGATGCGTTTGTATTGGCTATATGTGGATTAATAAAATGACAACCGAAAAGAAAGACAAAGGCACCCAATTAGAATGGATATTTGCCAATTATTTAAAGCTAATTGAGCCTAACGCTCATCCTACTCCAGGCTCCAAGCATGGGGATGTTACTTCTACGATATTTTTCCCTGAAATGAAGAATTGGAATAAAAAGAATGTAATAGTAGCAAAGAATTTATGGGATAAATTGCTTACACAGTTGCCGATAGATAGCCAAAGGGTTCCAATTTTGGTTCAGGCAAATAATCAAGGGGATATATTTGTATCAATAAGGATTGATGATTTCTTTAGAAAGTTTGTGTATCCTATTTATCAAAAAGAGGAGTAAATAATGGCAAAAGAATTAACATTAGCACAACAACAAGCAGATCGTAAAGAGAGGGCCAAAAATTTGGCCACCAGCATGAGTAAAGATGGATTAAAAATCACCTATGCGGCCAATTTGAAAGATAAGGGAAGGCAATTATTTGGTTATGAACCTTTAGATAAATTAACAAATGGCGGTATAAAGCGCGGAGTATTTTCGACAATTTGGGGAGATAAATGTTGCGGGAAAACGACTTTTGCCTATCGAATGATTGCTCAAGCCCAAAGGGAAGGAAAAATCTGTGCTTATGTAGATATGGAGAGAGGATATGACGAATATTGGGCATTAAAACAGGGAGTTAATATCCAAGATTTATTGCATGTATCTTGCGATACCGCTGAACAGGCTATGGATGCAATTATAAATTATTGTAGCCAAAAACTGGTTGACTTAATTGTACTGGACAGTATTCATGGATTGGCTCCACACAATGTTATGTATGAAAAAAAGACTAAAACTTTGAAGTCTTCTAGTAACGATCATCAAGCCCCTTTAGCTAGGAAATTATCCCAATGGTTTCCTATGGTCGTGCCCCATATATCTAATGCCGATTGTGCAGGCTTGTTAATTGGACAAACAAGAACCGCTTTAGGCGGATATGTTGCAATTGAAACTTTGACCGGGGGTAGGGCACTTAAACATAACAGTCGATTAATCATCCATGTGTGGGCAGGTAAAGGAGAAGATGCCCCTACAAAAAAGGAAGTAACTATAGTTCCTAAATTAAATGAGGAGGGGGATCCCATATTAGATAAGAAGGGCAATTCCATGATGGCTAAGCGTACAACCGAGATAAAGATTGGCACTTCTATAGCAATAAAAATTGATAAGAGTCAAACTCCTGGATGTGTTCAAGACACTATGATTAGAGTTCCTTTGTATTCTGAAACCGGATTAGATAAACCTATAGAAGAAACTAAGATAGAACCCATAATCCCTAATGTAAACGAAGTATTAAAGGAGTCTATTGAAATTGACAAACAACTTGAGGAAGTCTTAGGACTTCCGACCGAACCTAAAAAGAAACGTGGCAGGCCTGCCACGAAGGGTAAATAATATGGAGGATTAAATGTTGGTAAAAAAGACCTGGCGAACAGTTGAAGTAGGATGGATAAAAGTGAATTTAAATATTGGGAAGGTTGGTTTTTATTTGGATTAATCCCAATTTATATACGTCAAATTTAAGGAGAATTCATATGGAACCTATAAAACCTAAAATCGAGGCTAAATCGGCAGTTGAAGTTCGAGAAAAATTAAAGACAGAAGGGGGTTTGCAAGATTTGTATAATTATTGTGAAACCATCTTTGGAATTTTGGATAAAATTCATTTTGCTATTAAATCTAGACAAGTAATTGATGGCAATCATGTTGATGAAAAATTGGATAAATTATTAGGATATAGGGGATTTATTGCACCTATTTTTGAGGCATTTGAAGCCGATATGGATGCCAACGCCAATGCGTTTTATATTAATCGTAAACATGAAATAGAACAAGCCGGAGATAAATTTGTATCTGCTTCAACTGAAAAAGCGGCCTCTTTAAGTGTATCCAAGCAAAGAGAATTAAGAAATTTGCTTCGAGGATATTTGAATCAAATCGATATTGATATTATGGTGTTACAATCTAAGTTAAAATATTATTCGGAGCGAGCAAAATTAGAAAGATAAAGGAGAATAATATGAAAAAATTAACACTCAAGCAAGAAATAATCGATATTTATAATGATTGGACCGCCACAAATATAAGTGAGGTATTACTTAATCGAATAATGAAAGCAATAAACAAACGAGCAAATAAAATTGATGTAGGAGAACGAATAAAACTATTAATGTGGGAATGTAAAGGAACCAACACTTTTACTTATGGTAAAATTGCCGAAACTATTGAGCAGATGATCATCAAGGAGATGAAATGAAGAGATATATAGTTAAACCCAATAAAAAACAATTAGATATAATTAAACTTCATTGGGCCATGTTTAAAGCCGAGGAAACTTTATTTTGGGCTAAAATGGGCGAATTAGAGAAGAAAATGAGCAAGGAAACTGGGATAAAAGAACTCGAATTTTTCAACTCAGATGGCGATTGGTGTGGGGTTGGGAATTCAGACCGAACAATGAAGCTTCTGCAACGCAATATATTGGAGAAATAATGTTCGATAATAAGATAACCTTATATTGTGGGGATTCCGGGGAAGTTATGAAATCTTTCCCTGATAATTGTATTGATTTGACGGTGACCTCCCCACCTTATGATAATTTAAGAACTTATAATGGTTATTCTTTTAATTTTGAATTGATTGCCCAACAATTATTTAGGGTTACTAAGCAAGGTGGAGTTGTGGTGTGGGTTGTTGGAGATGCTACAATTAAAGGTAGTGAAACTGGAACGAGTTTTAAGCAAGCATTATATTTCAAAGAAATTGGGTTTAATTTACATGATACAATGATTTATCAAAAAATAAATTATGTTCCATTAACGCACAATAGATACGAACAATCTTTTGAATACATGTTTATTTTATCTAAAGGTGCACCTAACATTTTCCACCCCATAAGAATTCCTTGTAAAAATGCAGGAAAACTTGAAAAATATGGTTTAGAACGAAGGCAACATCATGGAAAAAATCATTCTATGAGACTGTATAATAAAACCACAGTAAAAGCAACGAAAGAACACAAAATCGCATCAAATATATTTTGTTATACTTTAGGAAAAGAAAAAACCGGCCATCCCGCACCCTTCCCAGAACAATTAGCACGAGATCATATTTTATCTTGGAGTAATGAAAACAATATTATTCTTGACCCATTTGCTGGTTCGGGAACAACATTAAAAGTGGGGCTGCAATTAAATAGAAAAATAGTAGGTATTGAACTCTCCCAAAAATATATTGATGAAATAATAATCCCTAGATTAAAATCAATATCTAATAAAAAGGTGGAATAATGAAATCTTTACCATTGGTAAATATATACAACAAAAAACGTGAGATCTACCTGTTTTGTAGAGATGATAAGGGCAATTTATCTATCACAAAAAATAACGAATCTTACCCGTATTTTTACGAGCCGGATGAACAAGGTAAATATACATCCTTCGATGGCAAGAAACTCCGCAAGGTTAGTGTAACCGAACCTTCAGAGGTTCGTAGATTAGCAAGTAATCAAGCATACGAGAGCGATGTTAGATATCCGCAGCGATATATTTTAGACAATATCGATATAATTACTCCAGCTCCCTATAAATATGCCTTAATGGATATTGAATGCTTAAAAGGGGAGAATGAATTTCCCGATCCTTTAACTGCCAAATTTCCAGTTACTTCGGTATCTTTATATAATAGTAAATATAATAAAATTCGGACGTGGTTTATCGGAGATTTCGGCACCAAACGTAAACAGGCCGAATTAGATTTATTTAAAGCCTTCGTTGAGTATATGCAGAAGGCTAAGTTTGATTTATTAAGTGGCTGGTTTATGAATGATTTTGACTGGCCCTACCTCTATCGAAGATTTGAGCAATTCCCCCAAAAATATTTCTTTGAGAAATCAAGCCAATATAATAATCTAGCCTCTGCCATTTCTCCTATACATATGGTTAGGGGAGGCAAGAAAGAATATGATAATTTTTACCCGGCGGGCACAAGTATAGTGGACTACTTGATGTTTTTCAAGAAGGTTTATAAAAACGAAAAAAGCTATGCGTTAGATAAGATAGCAGAAAAATATTTAGGTAGGGGTAAGGAAGAATTTAGCAATGTAGATTTTAGTGTTATTGACGATAATATTAAATATCGCAATATTCGAGATGTCGAACTTATGAGGGACTTAGAACTCACCAAATTTAAGTTATTGCCCATTTATGATGAAATGAGGAGATTAACAAAATGCCAATGGGAAGATTTCGTCTATCCCATGCGGCAAATCGATCCTTTAGTTTTAACTATTGCTAAACAAAAAGGGGTAATTCTTCCTTCTGCTCAGAGAGAAATGAACGACCCCGAAACATTTAAAGGTGCAGATAGAGATGCGTTAAAAGTTGGCAGATTTTTTAAAGTAGGTAAGTACGATTTAGATGGGGCCTACCTAAATATTATTAACGATTTAAATTTAGATGCTACTAATTTAAAACAGAAAGATAATGAAAACTGTATTGCTATTTCTATTAGAGATAGAAAGACAGATGATATAATTGAAACTCATTATATTGAACAAAATCCAGAAGCGATTATGCCTACTTTAGCTCGGCAATTAATTGAGGCTAAAGCTAAGTATAAGGCATTAAAAAAGAATACGAATCCTGAACTACCCGAATATAAGAATATTGAATTGGTATACGAAGCAGTTAAAACAATTTTCCTCGTAGCCTGGGGAACCCTCGGCAACAAATTTTATAGATTGTATAATAAAATAATCAGTGGATTAATTACTTCCTCAGTAAGATTTTTGCTCCATCATTTAATTAGGAAAACTAATGAAGATGGAAGCGAGGTAATTTATTTCGATACGGATGCCTTATTCTGTTTAGATCAAGGAATTAATATCCAACAAAAATTGGCTTCATGGATACAAGAATGGTCTCAAGAAAATTTCTATAAACCTTCTGCAATTAGAATTGATTATGAGGGGCATTTTGAAAGCTTATTTATTATTACTACTAATAGATATAGGGGATATTTAAACATGGGAAAAGGCACGAAAAAAGAGGACAAAGGAATTCAGGTAAAAAGAGTTGACTCCTCGTATTTTATTGCTGAATTTCAGGACGTTTTATTGGATAAGTTATTACTGGAAAAAATTGAACGAGACGAAACAGTTACTTGGGTACTAACCGAAATTGAAAGGATGAAAGTTTCCCCTTTCATTAAATTTTCCTTTCCATGTAGATTAGCAACTAAGGCTGAGCTATACAAGACTGAAGTTACTACCAAAAAAGGAAAGACCTATACTAAACTGCCACCTATTCATGTACAAGCTTCAATGAATGCTAAAAAATTATATGATTTAGACTTTAGAGTAGGCGAGAATTATTATTATATTTATATTAATTATAATGATAAAATGATTCCTATGGCCTTTGATGAGAAGAGGCTATCCCATATTAAAGGGGAGAATATTAATTGGGATAAAATGGTAGAAAGAAATATTCTGAACATTGCTACCTCCATATTCGATGCCATGAAATGGCCAATGGATGAGTTAATTACCCCAAAGGTTAGGAAGCCTAGAAAGGTGGCTTCAAATGCCTCAAAAAAGGCAGGGGAATGCCCTACAATCGACGATCTAAAGCAACCTAAGGTAAGTTTACCACCCAAAATTAAGGTTAAACCTGCAAATAATACCCAACTCATTGATACTACAAGAGTAGTAACAGAATACTACATCTCCTCCCCTTTAATTACAGGCAATGTTAGAGTAGATATAAATGAGAAAATAATTTGGGCAATTCCTGCTTGGAATAAGTTTATTGGGTTTGATTTAAGCATGTTTGTTAAAACTATTCATGCGGATAAAGTTGAGCAAATTTTAATAGGAGAAACGGTGGTGGCTAATATAAAATTAGCAATCGTTCCGTACTTCCAAGAATAAGGAGGATAAAATGTTATACAAATTATTTTATATATTAATGCTTATTGGTTATGGAGGATTAACTGTGATGGCTCCAGATATTAAGAATAAGATTATTGGGATATTATTGTTGCTTGTAAATGGGATTCTATTTTGGAGAATTTAAGGAGAATAGTATGCTAAACAAAGGATTATTTACAAGTTTGTCACCAGACTGGGCAACCCCAAAATGGTTATATGAGGAATTAAATAAGGAATTTAATTTTAATTTTGATCCATGCCCTTTGCACAATCCAGGGAACATTGATGGCTTATTAATTGATTGGAAAGAGCGAAATTATATCAACCCTCCTTATGGCCGGGCCATCATTAATTGGATTAAAAAAGCGTATGAGGAGTCTAATAAAGGTAAATTATGTGTAATGCTAATTCCGTCAAGAACGGATACTAAATTTTGGCATGAGTATGTAATGAAGGCCAAACAAATTCGATTTATAAAGGGTCGGTTGAAGTTTGGAGATGCTAAAGGCTCGGCTCCTTTTCCAAGTTGTATAGTAATATTTGATGGAGGAAATCATGATGAAAATCATTAAAATAATAGGATTGCCGATTTTTCTTATTGCACTGATATTTGCCAGTGTTGTTATCGCATTTATAGAGTTCCTAAGTAGTCACAGAGAAGACAAGCACACTTTTTTGGAAATGATTGGTTGGTACTGGAAGGAATTATAAATGGAACCTAAAAAAACTCGCAACTCCAAATACATCTCAAGGGACAAACTTCAAGCTCAACAAAAATTAATCCTAAATCAAAATAAATGGTGGGTTGAGATTGATCTTAAATGCTCCTTATGCAAACGTAAATTTACAGTAACTACAACCCAACCTCAATTATATACTACCGAAATTAAGGAGAATATTATATGTGTATTTTGCCCTAAGAAGGGAGTTAAATAATGTTAAAATTCATCCAACAAAAATTGTCCTTATTGCCACCTATGGCACCTATTGACCAGAAACGCAAAATATTGGAAGAAATTTATGATGAAGGCGAAAAAAGATATATGAAGTCTTGCGAGATTTCAGTTTTAGTTACTTCTGTTATTTATTCAAATATGACCGATGGATGTTTAGAGCTTTTACAAAAACATTATCAACCTAAAAAGGAGGATAAAGATGGCACATAAATATCACATAACAATTATTTATATGGATAACACTAGTGATATATTAATTGGAGATGTAACCGCAATCGGGCCTACACTATTTACAATTTATGGGGAATCTGGGGCAACTATGCAGGTGCCTATTCGCAATGTAAAATCTTTAACATATTATGAAATCATATGATAAAAAAAGACACCACTCAATCCGAAATCAACAAAGCAAAAAAAATAATATACTCCAATGCTTCTATCAATATTAAAATCGGGGTATTATTCACTTTAATTGTTATACTTGTTAGATTAATGTTAGATTTAAGAAGCAATACGAAAAAGATAATGGATAAGTTTGAGGTTAAGTAAAGGTTGTAAGATAGCCAAATCTGTGCTATACTATAAGTAGAGAATGGATATAATTAAAAGGAGATTAAATATGAGCGATTCGCCAAAAATCCTGTTTCTTGACATCGAAACCTCGCCAAATATTGTTTATATGTGGAATATGTGGCAAGAATGGAAAAGTATGGAGATGATAGAAAGCGAGTGGTATATCCTTTGTTGGTGTGCAAAATATCTAAATAAAAAGGGAGTAATGACTTCGGCTCTTGTAGATTTTAAAGATCAATATAAACAAGACCCAGAGAATGATAAAAAGATGTTGCAAGTATTGTGGAAACTATTGGACGAGGCCGAGATTGTGGTCGGGCATAATTGCATAGATTTTGACTTGAAGAAAATAAATTCTAGGTTTATGAAACATGGCATGAAGCTGCCTTCCCCTTTTAGGGTTGTTGATACCTTGCTTAGTGCAAGAAAACACTTTGCATTCACATCCAACAAATTGGGTGATTTAGGTAAAGTTTTAGGATTAGGAGAGAAATTAGAAACCGGAGGCTTCAAACTTTGGAGAGGATGTTTAAAGGGAGATAAGGCATCCTGGAAGCGAATGGTGGATTATTGCTCTAGGGATGTGCTTCTATTGGAAGCTATATACAATAAACTTTTACCATATATTGAGCATCATCCCAATATGGGTGCATTTGTGGATAATGAAGAACCAATGTGTCCTAATTGTGCATCGAAGAATCTAATCAAACGAGGATTTGCCATAACGAATGCGGCTAAATATCAACGTATACAATGTTCAGATTGTGGTAGTTGGTCAAGATTCAAGAAGAATCTTATGGTTAAAGGTCAAGTTAAAACTACAAGTATAAGAAATTAATTCATCTAAATAAATGCAAAATTTATTCCTCAAAGAATTAGAATTAACTAATATACAATCCCATTCACATTTGCTCATCAATTTTGTGGATGGGGTCAACATTATTTGCGGACCCACGGATAGTGGAAAATCCTCCATTATCCGCGCAATAGGCAACCTATTCTTCAACACTGGTGGTGACCTTCGTAAAGAAGGCACCAAAAAAAGTTCAATCAAAGGCACTCTCAGCAATGGAATAATCATCGAGAAAGTTAAATCAGAATCGGTCAATAGATATATTGTAACTAAAGGCACTCAAGTAGATACTTATGACGCTATAGGTAAAACAATTCCCGAAGATATACTTAAAATTACGCAAATGCTACCCTTTACAGTAGAAAAGGAAGAGCTTATTCTGAATATCTCCTCTCAGATAACTCTTCCTTTTTTAATGGGCAAAGATACTTCGGCTATTTTTAGGATGAAACTTTTAAACAAATTAACCAATAACGATTTAATAGATATAGTATTCCAAGGTTTAAACAAGGATATTCTACAATTAGGAAGGGATGAGAAATATGAAGCCGAAAATATTTCCAAATTGGAGAAAGATTTGGGAATTATTAGCCTTGAATTATCAACCAAAAAAGAAAAAGCGAAAGAAATAAATGATAAATTAGTTTCCTTGAAATTGAAGTTTACGAAGTTGGAAACTTATCAAGCATTACAATTGAAACTTAAATTAAATGCTGAGGAACTTGATAAGAATAAAATATTATTAAAATCAATTAAATTCCCAGAAGCTAGTATATTAAATTTCCTTCAAAAGAAGATCAAATCGGCAATGTCATTGCAAACTTTATGGAATAGATATTGTCATACACAGGAAGAATTAAAGGATAATAAGGTTTTGCTTAAAAATATTAAAGTGATTCCGTCAGATATTGTATCTAAACTACAATTAAAGATAACCAAGATTTTACACTTAATAGAGCTAAAAATGAAACTACAACAAGTTACTTTAGCTTTAGAAGAAGCGAAGAATAATTATAGTAAACTTGTTATACCTAAATTTAATATTGCTGAGATTAAAAAGAAGATTGATAGACTGAATTTATTGGTAGATAGGCAAGATAAAATTAGGAATATATTGGAAGATTTGGGAGAGACTTCAACATTATTGGTGGATTGTAAAAATGAAATTGATAATTCCAACAAAGAGTATAAGGATATTTTAATGAAGGTTAAGGTGTGTCCATTGACTAATTTGCCTATTAATGGGGATTGTTTAAAGGGAGTGAAGATATGAGTAAATTCCTTATCGTAACTGACATTCATCTTTCGGGTAAAAATCCTACCCAGTACATAGGTGATTATTGGCAAGATACTTTTGCCAAATTTATCGAAATCCTACAACTATCTAAGCAATATAAATGTGAAGCTATATTTTCCGGTGGGGATCTATTAGACTCCCCATTATTATCATTAACTTTAACGGATTTAATCATTGACGCTATCAACAAAAATAATATTCCTTTCTATGCAATCCCGGGCAACCATGAAGAAAATAATCATAATTGGAGCTTATCAGAAAATACAACCTTAGCACATATGTTTAGAAGGTCGGATTTGATTAAATTTTTGGATACATATGAGGATGATAAAGTTATAATTAAAGGTTGGGGATATTATCATGGCATTGAAGATGCAATTAAAGAAGGATTGCTTAATGTACCTAAAACTAAGAAATGGAAGATCGGTCTTGTTCATGCTTTGATAACCGAAAAGAAATTCTTACCTTCGGTATTACATGTTCAAGCAGAAACAATACAATCAAATATAGATGCAATATTTTCTGGCCACTATCATCAACCATATCATATTATAGGAGATACTGAAGTATATAATTTAGGTGCAATCGGTCTTAGGGATATAAATGAAATTAAAATTAAACCTTCGGTGGTTATAATTGATACTTTAACAAGAGAGGTTACTCCAATCCAATTAAAGAATGTTAGGAAGGGCAAGGAATTGTTCGATTTGGCGGGTATAGAAGCGTCTAAAGAATATGATAAGAATATTGATGATTTTATTGCTTCATTGGAAACTTCGGTGGTGACGGAGGAAGGATTGAGGGGATCTATAGAAGGATTAGCTAAGGAAAAAAATATTGACAAGGATATAATAACCGATTTAATTAACCGAGTTGGTTTAGCGGAGGATAAATAATATGTTTTTAATATCGTTCTATAAAAATATTCCTTGTAAATGCGAAGAAGAAGGGTGCCCGGGTACTGAAGAATCCCATAGGGTATTAGTATTTGACCATGTGGAACTTATACAGGCACTTCAATATTTACACCAATATGAATTCCGACTTGAAGCTGTGGTGGAGGAAGAAATATGTATTGGATTATCCGACTTTAAGGAATTTATCAAAGAACAAGAGAAAGCAAAGGAGGAAAACAATGGAAAATAATTATCAAGAACGATTAGATTCAATTCGATCTACTGTCGAAGAACAGAAGGTTAAGCAAGCAAGGTTGCTCGCCAAAAAGGAGCAATTAGAAAAATCTCAACAAGAAATTGTGTCTGAGCTCGCTTCTGAGGAATTAACACCGGATAAATTACAATCAACCATCACAACTTTAGATAAGGAAGTTGCTGAGGAACTTTCTAAACTCGAAGAACAAGTAGGGATATAAAATGAACGATAGATTAACTCAACTATCTCAATATTCAACCCAATTAACTTCCGAAGTTAATGAACTTTCGGGCAAGTGTAATTTATTGGGGGATCAGATTGCTGAAAGTAATGGTAAAATTGAAGTAATTCTCAAGAATAAAGTTAAATATGCAAAAGAAGTTGAGATATTATCCGCCATTCAAGAAATATCTAAATTAAAGATTCGTAATGGTCTTGAAGCTTTAATCTCCTATGCTTTAAGATATGTATTTCAGAAGGATTATCAATTTAAGGTTCTTTTTGATAAGCGCGGAAATTATGGAGAAGCCTACTTTAAGATATATCCCGAAGGCCGGCAGGAAGCCGGAGATCCTATTGATGAGAATGGAGGGGGCATATTAGATATAGTAGGATTAGCTTTACGGGTGGCATTAATGGAAATTAGTGTGCCTAAAATTAAAGGATTCCTTTGTTTAGACGAATCTACTAAGCATGTATCTTCACAATATATTGAGAATACTGGTAAATTTTTAAAGGCTATTCAGTTGAAAGTACATAGACAAATCCTACTAGTCACACATCAATCTGCTCTTATGGAATTTGGAGATAATTCTATAGATATAACCAAGGTAAAGGGGTTATAATGAGGAAGAAATGCCACGATTGTTATTTATCTTTCAGTGTTCTTTTTGTCAATGGATTTATTTGCTCTGGCATAAGCAACAAACATACTATTCATCCTATGGATAAACTTCATTTATGTATTAAGAGTGATATTTGCAATCGCCATCAGGAGATGACTGTCAAAGAAGCGGCTATAATTTGCTCATTATTAACTAAAAATATGGCGGAATTGTCGCCATCTATTAAAAGGAGAATAAAATGATGTTTGGGATTATTGTTATAGTTATACTTGCTATTACTGCTTGTATTGTGGATTTTTATCTTGAGGATAAGAGGCGGGAGGAAACAGAAATTGTAAACTTGAAACAGGTGATTGCTCATCAAAAACAATTAATATTGGGGCTTCAATTAGAAAATTGCAATCTTAAAACCAAACCTGTGAAGAAATCAAAAAGGAGCAAGAAATGATAACATTTTCAATGAATTTGATTCAAATATTAATCACTGTTCTAATAGGAACCTTTGGCTATGCTTCAGGTAAAGTATTAACTGGGGTATTAATCAAAGTTATATTTTCCAATCCTAAAGTTATTGCTTGGGGACAAGCAAGACAGAATAAAGCCAAAAAGAATATAGCTAAAGGTAAGCGTCAAGAAATCTATGAGCAATTACAGCACTTGGGCGAATTCATGGATTATTTAGGCACTCAACTAAAAAGAGATACTATGAAGCAAATGTACAAAGATTTTATTGATAAAGATAGGCGAAATTATTGGGTTAAAACAGTTATGGATATGTTTGCTCCTGAGCCTATAAAACCTAAAGTTGTAGATGCAACCAAACCTAAATAATGCATATAGGCGAAATAGAAGTATTATTAGCTAGGCATTTAGACTCAAGAATCAATTTAATAATCCCCAATATTTCTTATGGCTTAGGCACCCACGAGATAGATTTATTGGTGGTTACACCTGCCCATTATGCTTATGAAATTGAGATTAAAACTTCTATATCCGATCTAAAGGCAGACTTAAAGAAACCTCATGGGCATAGAAGCAATAAGATCAAACTTCTCTATTTTGCTGTGCCTAATGAAATTAAGGATAAGGCCCTAGAACTTATCCCTGAGCGGGCCGGATTATATGTATTGGAGTATAATAAAGAACGGAATTATACTTTTGTACATATCATAAAGGCCCCTATAGTTAATAAACTAGCAAGAAAATTAACAGATAAAGAATTAATTAAGATAGGCTCCTTAGCCTGTATGAGGATTTGGAATTTAAAAGAGATTATTTACAAATTGCAGAAAGATACAAATGGACGACTTAATAATAGATAATTCAAACGCCCATACAATCTTGGAGAGTATTAGAGGATTTAATTTAGTGGTCCTCTATACACTTCCAGATAAATCTATTAAAACCGAGATTGCTACCTATACTAATTCTTATAGTCCTCAACAAGCATTCCCAACAATTAAAGCTATACTTTTAAAAGCTTTTATGAACCATATTATTATTGAAGGTAGTGCTTCCATTACACCCGAAACTTATTATACCGTACAGTGCCCTAAATGTAGCCATGAAGCAGAAATTGTAGACTATGTTAATTATCAAAACTTAAAAGGCTATCCTCACGATATAATTTGCCGGCATTGTGCTGCAAGTAAGGATTCCCAAACGCAATTAGAAAATGTAATTGGAATTTGTAAACTTAATTTATTTCAACGTTCAATCAGAGAGGCCTTCAATGTCAGAAATATTTAAAGCTATTTTATTATTGATAGGAATTTATTGCTTATTTTTATTCATAATTCCCGCTATATTAATGTGGTTATTTGAAAAATTAGGTACTTGGAAATTGTATAAGAAGTGGTTGAATGTTATTTTAAACGAGGATATAATATAATGAATATTGGAGTAATTTTAGCTAGCGGTTCAGGAAATAGATTTCAATCTACCATTCCTAAACAGTACACAAAATTGAATGGTAGGCCGGTTATCTACTATGTTTTAGATGAATTTATTAAGTCTAAATTATTTGATAAAATTATAGTAGTAATCGATGATTTTAGGTTTAAATATTTGCTGGATAAATATCCAGTAATTGTAATTAAAGGGGGCGATACTCGCAATCGATCCATTGGGGAAGCAATCAAATATATATCTGATTATATTCCCAATACCCGAAATGTATTATTTCACGACGCGGTTCGCCCCTTAATTAAAGCCGAAGATTTATTCCAATATATGGATAGTTTAAATGGGGAAACAGTAATAGCCTCAATTACCACTGAAAAAGTAACCGATTCTTTATTATTTATTGATAGGTCAACAACCTGTTTAGTACAAACTCCCGAAGCTTTTGATTTTGAAATATTAAAATCAAGATTTAATCCTAAAGCAAATTATACTGCAATTTATGAGCATTTAAAGCCCGCTATTAATGAGGAAATTGCACATATAGAATTAGGGCATCCAAACTATAAAATTACATATCAATACGATTTATATATGCTTGAGCACTTAATTAAATACAATCAATATAAATCTACAATGCCTAATTTACAAGGCAAGAATATTCTATTGTTAGGTTCGACCGGAGGTATAGGTAAGGAAGTCTATAATCAATTAAAACAATTTCAACCTTTGAATATTTATTGCCCTTTACATTCAGAGATAGATTTATCCACTTATTTTATTGACAAATTGATGTCCAAATATACCTCAATCGATGTAATAATTAACTGTGCAGGTATAGCAATTAAAGATGAGGCTGAGAACTATGATATTCAAGAAAAAATATACAATCAAACCTTTGATATTAATGTAAAAGCTCACTTACAGTTGATTAATTTTGCTGAACGTCAAAAGAGGCGGATTAATATAGTAACTATCAGTTCATCCTCAGTTACTAAGGGCAGACCTGGATATGGGATTTATTCTGCCTCTAAAATAGCCCTACAGAGCCTCATAGAGGCACAATCGGAAGCTTTAGCTGCCTCAGGTATCTTTGTTACGTGTATATGCCCTGAACGAGTGGCAACTTCAATGGCAACAAATTTGCATGGGGAAGTTAATTTAGATGAAATGTTAAGTGTAGCTGAAGTTGCCCAAGCAATACTCTCATATAGTGATGTAAAAATAGGCGGAAAAATAATATATTTAAGAAGGGGGTTCTAAAAATGCCTTACCGTAACCCGAATAATGCAGTAACAGTACTAACTTCATTAACCTCCATATTAACTACTTATGGTTTGAAGTATTTTCTTGATGGAGGAACCTTACTAGGAATTATACGTCAGAAGGCTTTCATCGAAAAAGACGGAGATATGGATATTGGTATTTTTACCAATGAATGGCAAGGATCAGAAGAGCATATTATATCAGCTTTAATAAATAAGGACTTTAAAATAGATAGGAATAATCCTCAATGTTTTGCTGTTAAGAAGGACAATATTCATATTGATTGCTGGAAATTCAATGAGAGGGACAATGATTATTTTCATTATGGCTGGCAAGGCGAGTTTAGTTTTTGTAAAGACACTTTAGATACTTTAGATAAAGTTATTTTTATGAATCAAGAATTTACAACTCCCCATAATCCTAAAAAGTATCTCAAACATTTATATGGAGAGGATTGGCAAACTCCTAAATCTATGAATAAACCTTATGATTATCCTAACTATTCTGATAAGTCAACTTCAATGAGAGGATTGGCAAACTCCTATTCAATGAGAGTATTTTTGAAACAAGTTATTGATTTGCTCAATCAAAATGAAATTAGATATACCTTGATTTGTGGCTCGTTGCTTGGCGCATATAGGGATAAAAATATAATAGAAGGGGATGATGATTTTGATTTAGGCTTATTTGCGAAGGATTATGAGAAAGTTCGGCAATTATTAATTGATAATAATATCGTAATTAAAGCTCTATGGAGGAGAGAAATTTCAATTTTATCTACTCCACCTATCCCTAAATGTCAAATAGACCTATTCTTCTTAGAAAAGGAAGGTTCAAATTTATATTTATATTTATATAGCCAGAAACCCAATCCTTTATCTAAGAAATGGAATTTAGAATGGCGAAGGCAATTTCCGGCAAAATATTTCAAGGAATTTGTACCTATTGATTTTATTGGATTAGAGGTTATGATACCTAAAGATACAGAAAAAATATTAGAACATCATTATGGAAACTGGAAGGTTAAGGATTCTAATGCTGAAGGAAATTTATGGAAACCAGATTCGATTGACCATAATTATAGAGAAATTGCAATTGTATCTACAAATTTTTTACGTAATGACACCACGAAAGCATTTATAGAATCTATACAAAAAATACTGCCTAAAGAATGGTATAGGATTTATTTAGCAGACCAAGGCCCCTATGATGCAGAGATGGAGTTATATTATGCAAAATTAAGGTTAGAAGGGCATGTTATTCAATGGTTGCCATACAACTGTGGATTAAGTTTTGCGAGGAATTACTTAGTTAAACAATCTAAAGAACCATACATATATTTAATGGATAATGATTTTATCCTTACTCCAGAGAGCGATCCTTCGCCAATGTTACAAATTTTAGAAGATAATCCTAATATAGGTATTGTTGGTGCTAAATTAATCGAACATGAAGACTATCATTTTAATTTGATATGGTCGCTAAATCCTCGCAAATTATATTATGTGCCTACTTTGCCAACTTCAATTAGGCAAACTAAAGCATATAAATGCCAGAAAGCAATTTCATATAGGTTATGTGATATTGTCCTTAATTTTGCTTTATATAAAAGAGAAGTATTAAATGACCTTTTATGGGATGAGGAATTAAAATTAGTCGAGCACTCCTCGTATTTTTTAAAACTAAAAGAATTAAACAAATGGCAGGTTGCATATACCCCAGATGTATTAGCTATTCATACTAAAGATAGGAAGGATGAAACTTATAGGACGTTTAGAGGTATTTTAAATGCTGAAAAATGCGAACAATTATTTCTTAAAAAATGGAAATTAGATAAACAAGATATAATCAAAATAAGAGGAGTATAAAATGCCATATCAATTACCTATAATTACCGAAAGTTTAATGCCGATGGATCTAAAAGCTGTAGAAAATTTAATTATTCCTAAAGTGGAAAATAAGGATATAGGGATAGTATTTGATAGTTTTCTTAGGGATAAATTGGTATTTAATTTAATTGAGAGTATATGCAAATATGCACCCGGTTATAGAATGTATATTGCAGACCAAGGAATATTTGACCCTATTAAAAATTCCCTTTATTTAAGGTTAGAAGCTAAAGGTCATAAGATTATTTATTGCGGTTTCGATTCAGGTGTAGCAAGATGTAGAAATGAAGCAATTAAACAAGCAACAGAACCTTATGTATTCCTATGCGATGGAGACAACATATTTATACCTCAAACTAATTTAGAAAAATTAAAAGACTTAATGAAGTCTAGATTTACTCTATATTGGCTTGCAGGTTTAGAAGTAATTGATGATAAGCCTATGTATTATGAAAATAACTTAGCCATAAAAGATAGGGTAGTACATTATACTCCTCAGACTGAGGAGTTTAAAAATAGTAATAAAGCCGTATTTATGTGCGATATGACTATGAATCAAGGCTTAGTTAAGACTAAGTTATTTGACATTGTTAAATATGACTCAAGAATGATGTTAGCAGAGCATCTAGATTTATTTTTGCAGATTCAGACTAAAACCAAATACAAAGTCGGTATTACTAAACTATCCTCCATAGGTAATCAAAATTTTAAAATAGACAATCCTATTTATAATAAGTATAGAGGTCGCAATAAATTGTTTTGGCAGTATTATATTGAAAAATGGGGAATAGATTATGTTAACGATTGGAAGATTGAAACTCCTGATAATAAACTCGAATATGTATTAGTAGAGGAGAAACCTATAATTCCTCTCCCAATAATTCCAATAATACCAGTTATGCCTATAGTTAAAACAGAGATTGCAATGGTTAAGCAACCTCCAATTACAATTATACCTACACCTGTGACTGCCCCTAAACCAATACCGATAATTCCTAAACGAACAGAACCTTATAATGAAGTTACTCAAGCCTTATTAGATTTTGCTTCAATTTTAGATTCCAATGAAAAGGATTATTATTTGCTGAAAGGCACATGCTTGAATTATTTATTGCATAAACCTTTGTTGAATAAAGTTTATATCGGTCTTGCTTTAAATAAATCTATTGTAGAAATTTTGGTTAAAAAAGGATATGAGCAAAATGCGGCCAATATATTCAGGAAGAATGGTATCGATTTTATAATTGAGTCTTATATTCCTTCAAGGTTTAAAGAAGGCAATGCTTTAGAAGGAAAGAATTTTAAAGTTCCTTATCCTGCGGTAGCGTATTTAATCGAACAATTTGGTAAAGATTGGGCTTTAACAATATTAAAGGAATAATGGCAGAATTAGCAATAATAACGACAACACTATTTAGGGATAACCTTACCAAACAATTCTTTACTAATCTTAGAAATTTGTTAGGTAAAGGTAACTATAAATTATACCTTGCAGATTTAGGGGTTTATTCAATAGAAGCAGAGCATAATTATCATTGGTTGTTAGAAGTTCGAGGACACCATTATGAATGGTTACCTTTCAATTGTGGATTGGGTCATACTTATAATGCCCTTTTAGCCAAAGTTAAGGAACCTTTCATATATTTTATCAATAATGATGCTATATTGGCTTTAAAGTGCCATCCTAAGCCTCTACAAGCCGTTCTGTTGCACGATCTATCTATAGGTGCAGTAGGAGGTCAAACAATAGGGAAATCGACTAATAGGCACAATTTAAGCCTATCTCACAAGCCTAAAACAAGATTATTAGTTACTCCTGTACCTTTAGCGGCAAAAAGAAAATTGCCTATAGAATCTTGTAGGAATTTGGATTATTATTTGTGTGATTATGTTGAAGGCCCAGTATTGTTCAGAAGAGAAGTATTTGAGGATATTAACTTCGATCCTTCATTTAAGAATGGTAATTTATTGGATTTATTTTTAAGATTAAAAGCAACTGAAAAATGGAATGTTGCTCAGGTACCTACTATGCAGATTAAGAATTTAATTAATAAAAAAAGGGGAGTATATAAGATGTTTAATTTACCTGAAGATAAGTTATTTATGGATAAATGGGGATTAAAAAAGAAAGATTTTATTATAGTAGGAGAATAATTATGGAAAAGCTATTATTTATAGGAAGCCATTTAGACGATATAGAAATTGCAGCGGGAGGCACTGTTGCTAAAGCAATTCAAAAAGGACACGTTATAAAAACGGTCATTATGTCTAAATCCGACTATACTAACTATGACGGAAAAATATTACGGACATGGACTGAAGCCCACGAAGAAGGAATAGAGGCCCTACATATTTTAGGCGTAACCGATATAGATATTTTATCTTTTTCCGTAAAGGATACTCCTTATGATTCTTCCTCTATAGAGGCACTTAATAAAATTATGGATAAATTTCAACCTACACAAATCATAACCCACTGGCCATTTGATACACATCAATCTCATCGCAATACTGCATTGGCTTCTATATCAGCAGGACGGAACTTTAATAACATATTAATGTATGAATCCTTTCCACCTAGCGGAAGAAGTTATGTAGCATTTAAACCTCAAGTATATTCGGATATTACCGATGTTTTAGCACTCAAGATGCAATCCTTAAAAGCACATAAAAGTCAATATAAGAAATATGGAGAACTGTGGATAGATGCCGTAATTGGAAGAGCCCAATTAAGAGGGTGGGAATGTGGTAATAAGTATGCTGAATGTTTTGAATTATTAAGAAGCGACCTAATACTATGATACATTATTATCCTCATAATGATTGGATTGAACATAAATTAGAAGGCACTCAATGTATTTGCGAACCTAAAATTGATTGGCATTTAGGTATAGTTATTCATAATTCTGCCGATGGCAGAGAAGAGAAGGAGAGTATATGATAATTTCAATTCACCAGCCCGAGGCTTTCTGTCATTTATCCCTTTTAGATACAATATCTAAATCTGAGTTGTTTATTATTGGGGACGATTTTCAATATCAGAAATCGTACTTTGACAATCGCAATAAAATTCGATCCAACTCTAAAGAAGGCTGGTCATGGCTAACTATCCCCGTTCAAGCTTCCAACAATCATATTGCTATAAAGGATATTAAGGTAGCTTCGGGTGATTGGAAGAATAAATTACTCAATCAATTAACATCGAGCTATCAACATGCTCCTTATTTTAATGTTTATTTTCCTCAATTGCAAGAATTATTGAAGACACAAAGCGAATACCTTATTGATTATACTTTACCTATACTACAATGGTTCCTACTCCAATTTAAAATTTATACTCCAATTAAATTAATGAGCAAATTAAATATCCAATCTGATAATGGTTCTGATAAGGTTTTGGAAATTTGTAAAAAGGTGGGAACAAATACTTACTTATCGGGTCCAAGTGGGAAGGATTATCTGAATTTAGCTTCCTTTAAGGAAGCAGGAATAGACTTGCAGTATCATAATTATTTACATCCTTATTACCAATCATTTCCAAAGGTAGATATGCTCCCAGGCTTATCTGCTTTAGATTGTTTATTCTCACATGGACCAAACTCAAACAATATTATGCAGGCTAAAGGTATAGGTAGCATGGCTACAATTATGGGGAATATTGAATATAAACATAGGTCCATTCTTGAGGTATTTGGCGGGGATGGTACGGGCCAATTATCATCATATGGTAACACAGTTGATTGTTCTAATTTAACAATATGGGAATTAGATTTGCAAAATGTATATAAACTTAGGGATAAATATCCTCATGCTAATGTTAAGCATGTTGATTCTTTAATTGAAGCCAAAAAGACTAATCAAACCTTTGATATTATTATAATTGATACTCCGGCATTGATGTCTAACAATAAATTATTACCTCAAATATCAAACTTACTTACCGAGGATGAGGATGGAATACTTATATTTAGAGCAATTAAACAATCGTGGAATAATCATCCTTCAGTGGAAGTTGACCAACCCATTGAATATTGGAAATTAATTTTTCAACAGGACTTTGATATTATTAATATGAAAGAAGTGCAAAGAGAATATTTTTGGAGTGAAGGTAAGTGGAAATTATGGTTAAGCAATTACCTTTTCCAATTAAGGAGGATATAAAATGAGTAAAATATTCAAGCCTTTTAAACTCCCTAATGACTCTGTAGATGTAAATACTCTACAATTCCCTTTATTAGCCAGCAGAAAGCTGGATGGATTGAGACTAGTTGTCAACAAGGGTGGTATGTTTACTTGTTCATTAAAACAATTTCCCAATGTGCAATTGCAGGGCAGGTTCGAGCATTTAATGAAGATTTCCAGAGGACTAAATTTACTCTTAGATGGAGAATTATTAGCTAAGAGTTTAACTTTCTATGAATTAAGTGGGCTTTGCAGGAGGCTAGACGCACCCTTACCAGAGGATTTATATTTTTATGCCTTTGATGCGGTACAAAACGAGCAATATGATATGGAGTTTAGCAAGAGGATATCTTATTTAGACAATATAGCAAAATATTCTTATGTTAAGGTTCTAGAACAAAGATTAGTTAAATCTATAGAAGAAGTCTGGGCATTTTATGAAGAGGCATTAAAAGAAGGTCATTGTGATGGGCTAATCTTGAGAAGCCCAATGGGTAGATATAAATGTGGTAGAGCAACTATCAATGAAGGTTTGGGATATAAATTAAAGCCATTCGAGACAATAGACTCCGCAATTATAGGGGTTGTACAAGCAACTGAGGTAGATCCAAGGGCAGAAAAGACAATCAACGAGCTGGGGCGGAGTACAACCTCTAAGAAATTAGGGGATAGAATTTTAATTGAAAAAGCCTCTGCTTTTGTTGTCAAGTATGAAGGAAAAGATTTGAAAGTTACTATTGCAATGACTGATATAGAGAAAGAAGAAATTTGGAAGAATAAGGATTCTTATATTGGAAGATGGATTGAATTCAAAGCCATGAGGGTGGGAATGCTTGAAGATGGTTTGCCAAGGCACCCCACAACCCTGAGAATGAGAACCGATAAAGACTAATATGCACTATATGCCTAAAAATACCAACTATTTAGCGATACTCGATAAGACCGAATCCATAGGCAAACAAATTAACGCAAATAAAATGATTGATTTGCGTATAGCAAGGGGCGGTTGTTTTGTTGCCCGTTATTATATTAAGACTGCAAAAATTAAAGGTATTGAAGTAGACTTAATGTATGAAGTCAAGATTTATGACAATCTGAAATCATAGGAGAATAATAATGGAAATTAAGCAATACAAAGACTATCAAATCCAACTTCGATCCTCCTCAGATGCAGGAGTATTCCAAGAAATTATCATTAACAATTGTTATGGTATTGATTTTAAATGGTTTGATAAAGTAAAGACCATCATTGATATTGGTGGCCATATAGGTATATTTAGTTTATTTATTGCTCCTTATGTTGATAAGATTTATACCTTTGAACCTTATTGGCAAAATTATAGATTATTGGTAGAAAATGTAGACCAGAATAATTTACTATCTAAAATTAAATGTCATCAAAAAGCAGTTACCCATTATGAAGGAGTAATTGATTTTTATGAATCTAAACAAACCCATGTAAGACATACTATTGTACCTCCGGGGCAATTAAAATTTTGCGACCAAGGGGAGAAAATAATTGTGCCTTGCACTTCTCTCTTCAATATTATGTCTACTATTGGGCATCCAACCTTATTGAAAATAGATATTGAAGGTGGAGAATATTCCTTACTATTCAATACACCCGAGCAAGCATTTAAAAATATTACTTACATTGTTATGGAAACTCACCATGACGAATCTTCCCTTTTCAATAAAGACGATCTTATCAAAAAATTAGAAAGTTATGGCTACAAAGTTTCCTGGAAATTTAACTGGAAAGACCCAGACTATAAAATGACAACCGGAGATTTAATAGCCATAAAAGAATAGGAGTAAAATGAGTTATAAACTCCAATTATTAAAAGAAAGTTTAATACCAATTACTGCCCAAGATTTAATTAATATAGGTGGAATTCCACCTATAGACCCCACCAAACAAGTGGCTATTGTTATTGATTCCTTCCTTAGAGATAAATGTTTATTAATCCTCCTTAAAAGTATATTTAAATTCGCACCTCATTATAAAATTTATATTACAGGCCAGGGCATCTATAGTAAAGAGAAAGATGCCCTTTTTTGTTTATTGAAGGTAGCAGGCCATACCATAATTAATTGTGGCTTTGATGCAGGATTAGGTCAATGTCACAAAAAGATAGTAGAATTTGTGACTGAGCCTTATATATTTTTCTGCCATGAGGACGCTTTATTTACTGATAAAACTAACTTAGAATCAATGGTTAATATAATCAAACTTAATAGATATAGATTAGGTTGGCTATCTCCTTCTTCCTTATTCAATCAACCTTCCCATTTATTATTGAAAAATTTAAATTTAGCTATTACTCCTCTTGAAGTAGAATTTAAAAATAGTCATAGAGATCCATTTATTTGCGATATTGCAGGTACTCAAGGTTTAGTTAAATCAACCTTATTTAGTTCAATCCAATATGATGCTCAATTTAAAATGAATGAAACTTTAGACTTAATGTTAAACATGAAATTTAATACTGTTAATAGAGTAGCAATCACCAACCAATCTATATTATGGCATCAAGAACCTTGTGAGCATCCTATCTATCTTCAATATAAGCATAGGGAATGGTATTATGACCAATTATTAAGGACTAAATGGCAATTTACAAGTATTAATGGAAGAAAAATTAAAAGGGATAATACTAAGTTTCTTTATGTTATGGAGGAAAATAATGGATAAATCTATCGCAGTAATTATGCCCTGCTTTAAACGTAACGAATTATTAGCCCAAACTGTAGAAACATATAAGCAATTTATGCCTAAAGATTGGGTATTATTAATTGGGGATCAAGACCCTTCTGAGGCTAAATTTAAGCAATATAATGCTGGCAATATTCATTATTATCCCCTCCCCTATGATTGCGGGATTAGCTTAGCCAGAAATATGTTGATTAAAGAAGCCTCTAAATCAGGCTTCGAATACGGATTATTATCTGCCGATAGTATACCATTAATTAAAACGCCGGATTTAACTCCATATATTGAATTCCTTAAAATGGATCCTAATCATGGAATTATCGGGCTTCCTACGAGCGATAATTTAAAGAAAGAGGATTTATGGAATGCTAATTTGTCCATTGATTCTGAGGGAATTCATTTATGGCCCGCTAACGAGTATACCGAGTTTAATGGGATTAAATATAAGAAATGCCAGATTGTTAGCAATTTCTTTTTGTTTAAATTGCAATTAGCACTTGAGAACCCTTGGAGGGAGGAATTAAAATTAGCAGAGCATGAATCGTTTTTCATTGACCTAATGCAGAAAACTTTATACAAGGTTTTCCATACTCCCTATAGGTTCGCTACATATATTCAATCTCGACCACCAGATTATGATATTTATAGGCGAAGGTTGTATGATACTTATATCCCGTTGCTTCGTAAACTTTATGGGCTGAGGGCCTGGATAATTTACCATAATCGTTAACAGGAGGTTTAATGTTATTAGGAGCTCGAGTTCTAGCTAGGATTGACAATAAAGTCAAAGAATGTAGAGTAATTGATATTCAAGGGGACAATCTACAATTGGAAGCTGTTACCGGCGAAATTATAAGCCGAAAATATTGGCAAGTAAATGGGGTTAAAAATGAGCAAGCCTAATCAGTTAATTATTCTTGGGGGAGGAGTATCGGTAACTGAAGGAATTGAATTAGGCCTTTGGGATAAAATTAAAGACCACTATGTTATGGGACTTAATTTTGCCTTCAAAACATTTAATCCAACCTTCACTTGTTTTGTTGACCCTATAAGTTTCTACCGAACATATAAGAGTGATATATTTAATCTGCCTTTAATTGTAGGTCGATATTCGAAAGATATTGTTAAGGATATTTGGCCCAATACAATTCTATTAAAGGATACTTGGATTTATAAGAGGGATTGCTCTGAGGGAGTTTACAATATATTTTTATGTGGAATATTTGGATTATCGTTAGCAATTTATTTAGCAGATAAGATAGATATAAAAGAAATTTTCATGTTAGGGATAGATGGTGGAAACATAACTGGCAACCATGATAAATTTGGAAAATGGGAATCACATTACTATAGTTCAGAATTTACCCATAAGGGAACAGGTAAAATTAAGACCTATCATAAAGATGATGCTATACATAAAATGTATAAGGCTTTTGAGCAAGTTCAAGACATCAATATTTACAATGTTTCGCCTTTAAGTAGGATTAAACAGTTTCCTAAGATTGATTATTTGACATTCTTCGATAAAATTGAGACTACAACTTATGACCAAAACTTACTTAGACTTGATATTAAACAACATTGCATAGATTTAGCAAACTTGCAAAAACAACATTAATAGGTTATACTAGAGGTGAGAATAATGTGGCTTAATTATTTATACATTTTTGGCATTGCATTGATAGAATCCTTTGGATTAGGATTAAATGCTAAATTTCTCCAAAGGGGCAAGAAATTACCTTGCTATATTACATCCTCTATTAATGCTTTATTATATTTGACTGTGTTAGGCGTAGCAGTTGAGAATTTACACAACTGGCCCGCCAAGTTAGTGTATGTTCAGGGTTTTGCGATCGGGGACATATTGACATTAATGTTTGATGCTAAATTAGAGAAACTTGCTAAGTCCAAAGGGATTAAAAATTTTAAGAAGAAATTAAAACGGTGGAGGGTTAAGTGAAATATCTTAGCAATAAACCATTCTCGGTGCCTGTAGGCACCTTACCATTCAATATTAAGCCTAATTGCGATTCATGCTGGCATTTTAAACGTTCAAACTTCTTTAGTAAACATCAATGTAATAATTGCCATTCATGGAAAAACTTCCTCAAAAAGGAAGTTAATTTTAAACAGGTTATTGATAATTTTCTATATCAATTATTTTTGGAGAAGAAATAACATGGCAACCTTATTTACAGCAGATTTGCATGGTAATGATACAACGATTGCTCTTCTAAGAGGATTTAAGACTAAAGAAGAGCATGATAGTTGGCTTATTCATTGTTGGAATCAACAAGTTAATAAAAATGATTTAGTATATGTATTAGGTGATTTTTGTAAAGGTAATCACCATGAAGTAAGATCATTTAGAATGAAATTAAAAGGTAAAATTATTTTAATCCTCGGAAACCACGACCATTGTTTCTCTCTTGAAACCGAAATATTAACAACCGCCGGATATAAATCCTTTAAATATTTAAAAATGGGAGATATTATTCCCACAATTAATAAAGAACAAAATATTATAGAAATGAACCCCATCGAAAATATAATGCAGGCATGGGTAGATCAAGCATATATGTTTAACGGAAGGTCTGCTTCGGGGGTTTTCAGTAAAAATCACGAACATATAATTTTGCAAAATACTTATTTAAAAAATAAAACCGAACCAATAGAACGTAAATGGGTTAAATTACCTTCTTCTACCATTTGGAATTATAAATCTCGTTTATTAATGCCCGCTTCATTTATAAGTGGCCAGGAAGATATTAATATTTCAGATAACTGGCTATCGTTTTTTGGATGGTTATTTAGCGATGGGGGATTTGATAAACAAGGGGCCATTACTTTATACCAAAGTAAACCAAAAAATATACCAATTATTGAACATTTATTAACACAACTTAAATTAACATATACGACTACTATAAGAAAAAATAAAACCCCTAATTGGTATAATAACAAACTCATTAAGGGCAATTATCCAGCATTTGAATTTAGAATAAAGAGCGTAATAGGAAAACCAATATTAGAACAATTTTCCATAACCCACCGCCACCAATTACCTTCTTGGTTTTTTAATCTTTCTGATAGGCAAGTGCGGTTGTTCCTTACCTCTTATAAATTGGGAAACGGAAGCAAGGGTAATTCCCCCTCAGAGTGTGTATGGGGAACAAAAGAATTATTATCCAGTCTTATGGGACTGTGTATTACGCATGGAATAGATTGTAATCTAGTGGAGCAAAATACTAGAAAGGGGGTCTATTATTTATGTTTGCGTAACAGACCTTTTGTAAAAAATATGCAGTACAAAAGAAATTATGGCATTAGAGAGATACCAGTAACCAATAGACAAATTATTTCTTATAATAATATGATGTACGATATAGAAGTTAAAAATCACACCTTTTTTATTAGACACAATGGAAAATCTTTAATTACAGGAAATTCTAACCGTATCCAAAATTTACCAGAATTATTCACTGGGATTTATGATATCAAGGAAATTAAAATCCGGGGATTCAAAACCACATTATGCCATTATTCGTTACGGACATGGCCATCATCAAATTTTAATTCATTTATGCTCCACGGGCATAGTCATGGAGGCTTATTACCTCAAGGCAAGCAACTTGATGTTGACATAGGTTCTAATCATGGAATCTTATATACTGAGGATGATATCTTAGCTATTATGAAACTTCGTGGGGACAATTTTAATTACATCGATAAATCCATAACTCCTTAACTAAAATGAAAATCCCATACATATCCAAACAATGCGGCAAAGTCTTACATATTTATGATCCTGTTTATCAGCAAAACTATTACTATTTTAATTGCAGAACTCATAAAGAATATGTGAAACTCCTAAAATCTAAATTTAATATCGATAGAGAGCCTAATGAAGATATAGGTGGGAATTGTTCTATACATGAGCATAGAGGTATATTTATCGTTTTTATATGGACAATTAGAAGAGGGCCGGATATTATTGCCCACGAAGTTTTACATGCAGTAAGTTGGATATTGAGAAATAGGGATATACCACTTAAAGATGATACCGAAGAAGCTTATGCTTATTTAACTCAATTTTTGATGAAGGAAATATTGGCTAAACGATGACACATTCAGAAGCTTCACCACTATTCCGATTATTCGTTCTTTTATTCCTGCCAATTATAGGTTTAATTGGTATGTTTGTATGTTTATTTGAGGAGGTTTATGATGGGCAATAGATATGAGTTTAAAATTGCAATATTAAATAAGGCATATACTAATCAACTTATAGTTGCCTTAGCACATCAAGGTTATGGTCCTTATTTAACTTCGGAAAATGAGGTAGGTATCACAATTTCTGATAGCGAATTAACTAAAATAAAGGAGTAATTATGGTTTATCCCGAATTTCAAGCATTTAAAAAGATACCTAGATTAAATAGAGATATAACCATCACCGAAAAAATTGATGGTTCAAATATTGTGTTTTATATTGACGAAGTAGATAATTTATTTGTCGGTAGTCATAGAAGATGGTTAGATGAACACAATGACAACCACGGCTCATATAACTGGGCTATGGAATACAAACCAGAATTATTAAAACTGGGGGTGGGCTATCACTATGCTGAAATAATGGGGGAGGGAATACAAAGAACCTATGGTTTAAAAGAAAAAAGAGTATATTTATTCAACACGAGTCGCTGGTGTTTGCATGATGCCGAGCCCGGATTGGTCAGTATAGACCCAAAAACCAAAATAGAAAAGTATCAGGAGCGGGCTCCCAAGTGTTGTTATATCGTTCCTGTATTATATGAGGGTATTTTTAGTATGGATGCCATTGATTATTGTTTAGAATTTTTACAAGATTTTGGGAGCCGGGCTGTAATGGGATTTAATAAGCCGGAGGGATTGGTAGTGTGGCATCATGCTGCAGGTCAATACTTTAAAAAAACCATTGAAAACGATGAGGGCAAACATGGATAACCTTAAAAAACTATTCAAACAGTTCTACCAAGGCTTAATAATAACCTTCTGTGGCCTTCTGGGGGCTCTAGGGGGCGTTGTAAACAAGGACTATCGTAGATTTGCCTTACCTGTAATCCTTACATTATATGTAATATTTAAGCTTCCTGATTGGAAAGTTTTATCAATGTTATTTATGATGTTAGCATTTTCGATCGGATATGGAATCCCAGATTCCTTAGATTCTGGATCAGTCTTAGGTAGATTCTTTATGAATATATTCAATAACAATACAATATTATCCAATTTAGCTTGCAGGGGCATAGTAGCTATAATTATAATCCTATCATGTCTTTCAATCCCTATTATCAAGCATAATTGGATACCTTATGGGGTATATTCAATAATATTTCTATGCTTATTTGCTTATATAAGCTTTCAATCATGGGGAATAATACCCTTTAGGGGTAAAGAACTGAATGTGGTTGATCTAATCGTTTATAGTTTGATCGGAATTTATGTAATTTTATTGGTTAAATAAGGAGGATAATATGATAAAATTAAAAATAGGAGATAAAGTAGAAATATTGCAATGTTCTTGTCTAACTCACAATGCTTGTGAGCCTAATTGCATTGGCTGCTTAGGAAAAGTGATTGAGACACCTAAAGATTATCTAAACGATCCTCGCTATAAGAACCGCAATATTACAGTGCGGTTTTCTCCTACCAGTTGGTGCATGTTTAATAGAAGTGAACTTACAATATTAAAATAAGGAGACTAAATGATTACAGTATCCATATTTATTAACGGCAATCCAATATTAACCCGCTCTGCGGTAAATCAATTAAAAGACACCTTAAAAGGCGAAGCGACTTACAAGGTTGATGATGGTTCTATTATTTTACATAAACGTAGTAAAGGTGCAATACCTTTAGCTATTAAGCTTCTTAAACTAATAAAGGAGATATAATGATTAAACATTTCTTAGTTACTATTGATGACCATTCCAATGAATCTAATGATTATACTCCTGCCAAATTAGCCTCAATTATATTAGAAATTTTAAACGATCCCCATTGGATTATTAATGCTCTTTCAGTCGAACCTTTAGATATTGTAGACCATAATAAATATCCCTCAACATTATGTGAATGCTCTAATCATCAATCTGGTTATACCTGGACTCCCAACGACCTACCACACTGTAATAAATGTGGCAAATTAGCCAGTCCTCCTACTAATACAACCAACAATAATCAATAGTAACTATCCTACCTCTACAATGCCTCAAAATCGAGCGTAGAGGCATATCCTTGCCATTATTATTCATTGAAGCATACATTCCTACTAGGCAATTCCAATAAAAAGGGATAGTTATGAGCTATCCCTTATAATTGCAATCATTTATCTATTTTATTTATGCGTCTCTCCAAATACCTAACTCCAAATAACCATGCCATGAGCCTCCCTTGCCTTTAACTAATATTGAACCTTCAACTGTAATCGAATTATCCTCATGCTCAATAATCTTATGCAAACTTAAGGTTGATAGTCCATATCCAGCCTTAGGAGGCATAAACATCCATTTAATATCCTTATCACCTTCTCTTATCCATTTTGAATATTCTCCTTGTTTAGTAGGAAATTTATTATTCTCTAGTCTTAAACCTTTCATTATAATTCTCCTTTATTTAATTGAAGCTTGTGGCTTTAAACCTATCAAACCATCTTTCCAAAATAAATGTGGTTTACCTCTATATTCCTTCCCGAAAGTTGTAGGTTCGTATTCTATCTTTCCTTTAATAAAATTTAGGATTATATTTAATACATCATTATCTTTTCTCACCATTAAAATTACTTTGGCGATTATTTGCCTATTACCTTGAGGCAATATAGCATGGACTACTACATGATTATATGATTGATAGTCTGTCAATGTGACGGTTTTACCCATAAAGGAATATTTTAATTGTTTGATATTCTTGTTAGGCATATTAAGCCATTTGGAATCTTCTGGAGATCCCCCGATAAATTCGGTTAAATCTTCAAATATAATGCTGTACATTTTACCCTCCTAATTAAATCCCATTGCAACTTTTACTTGCAAATTAGTATAAATTGCAGGTTGATTCTCCCAAATATCATTAATGATTTCTATACCTACAAATAGATCCATATTGTATGATTCCGCAATTATATTTGATTTGGGGGAATGTTCGTGCATAATAAAGGTAGTATTAATCATAATTGCACTACAATTATCAAACCTTTGCAAATCGTCAATTAATTCTTGAGGCCCCTTAAAAATTAGATTTGTATGTATAGAAGGAATTTTACAAATTGGAATTCCTAGTATAGGCACACTAAAAGCAGAAATATAAGTGTCAGATCCCACGGACCAATAATCTATAGTTTGCCAATCGCTTTCATAATGATTGGCTTTCTTCATATAATTAATTTCTAAGGTTCGGGTTTTCTTAGTTAATCTATCTTGGGATTGTTTTAATTTACTTATTTCTTCTTTAGAAGTTATAGTTTTAACCCAAGTTTTATATATTTTGTTTTTAGTGGATTTATATTGCATATTTTTTGGACTCCATAAAAGTATTAGGGGCGGTTAAACTCACAATTAATTTAACTTTAGCTTGCATTAATTTAGTTTGATACCAAGGTAGATTAGTCGAGGTATCTATAGTTTTAGTCCAACTCACAGGCTCCACATTCTCATAATATACATCCCATAATGGAATCCAATCCTCCCAAACATCCCCACTTAATTCTAATGGAAATCTACATATAGTCTGCCCCTCAACTATTAATCTATACCTATTATCCCCTGTTTTTACAAAATATTGATTAGACCAAATTGAATCTACAATTGAAGCCGAAGTTACCTCTTCGGATTCAGTATATAAAATACTTTTATACCTGCCAGTTCTATATACCTCCCCACCGGGGCCGGCAGATGTAAATCCACTATTATACAAATCATATATAGGTAAAGTTGAATCAAACGGGCGACGCACATGCACTGAAACCATACCCGCAAAGGAAAAAAAACCATCCTTTTCCTCCTGAGTCTGTAATCGCCAGCCCACGTAGGGAGTCGTTGACCAATAAGGGAAAATAGGGTATTTGCAATAAGAATTTTCGTCCCAAGGATGATAATACAAAAAATGAGCAGTAGCAGTGCCAGGAACGGGGTGGTCCTGGCCTTTATAGATTAATTCTCCTTCGCTATAAAGCTCCATTTCATCATAATGATAAGTAAAGGTCCCTACATTATCGGCAATTCCAGAAAAAGGAAGTGCCCCCGGAATATTAAATATAGCTTTAGCATTAACATAAGGAAGCATATCTTCACTAATATCTAAATCAATAGAAAAAGTATATGGAATCGGAGTATAAAATACCTTATTCATTATATCTGGCACATTCCTATAATCAATTGAAACTTGGGTGCCACCCACTTGAATAACCTGCCATGCAGTTTCATAAGCAGGTTTAGCAATTAAACTATCCTGGGTAAGAATAGGAGTAACCTTATGAATAATTTTATTAGTCTTATTCTTAATTGTCTGGGATTGCTCCCACATTTTAGCAATTTTATTTTTGTTTTGTTTGTATAACACCTATGTCCCTCCAATTATTAATATACAAATAAAAATTTGCTAATAATGGGCCTTGACCTGCCCAGCTCCCAACAGAAATATAAACAAAGGCATAGAAATTATTATTCAATTCTCGAACAAACATAACAACAGAATTCATGCTTGGTTCTACCCCATAATCTGCTTTAGAAAAAGGAATAAATACAGGTACCAATTTTAAATCTGAACTATCAGAAGCTTCCCAATTATCTAATTTAATTTCAGCATAATAAGGAGCATCATAAACCACATTATAATTCTCTTCAATTAGGTATATATTTTTCCCTTTTTGATAGTTGGCAGACTTATAATTAATATTCAATCGTTCAATTTGGGCAACTGTAAGTTCATTACGTTGGATTTGTTCCCAAATTAAAGATAATTTATTTTTTGTTTGGTTATAGTTTTCCATTATTTTATTTCTTCTCCAGTAGATACATCATATTTAGAACATTGCTTAATAAGTTTCTCTGGGATAGGTAAAGGTTCTACAGGATAATAATTATTCACCCCACCTGAAACGGGGATTGAATTTGCTTGTGTATCAAAAGGAACATTGTCTGCTTGAAGATCCGCAGACATGCTTGAAGCATCAATAGTTAAAGTCTTAACAATTAAAGGGAATCCATTATCATTCTTATAAATATTTAGCATCGTGGTGTTGACCAAATTAATCCTGCTTAATAATGTTACCCCATAAAATTCGATTGCATCTAAAGTTAACTTAATTGAAGCTGAAGTTTCAATTTTACTTGTATCCCCATTAGAATCACATAATAGTTTATATTCTTCTAAGGCTACGGCCTTGGCAAAAGCAACATTATCATAATGTTCGGCAATAACCCAATATAAACCATCTTCCTTCTCTTCTAATTTAGCCTTAGCAATATATCTTCCATTTGCACAAGATACCTCTTTATAAGGAGCAGAGCCTACATAATAATATCCCAACTCAGTCTCTTTATTTTCGCGCACCGACTGCCTTTTGTAACCAGCATTTACAAACTTAAACAAACTATTAGCCACAGGCTGAAGAGAAGTTCCAACATAATAAGAACCCCAAACCCCATTAGGCATCCAACCATAACCAAAATCTCCAGGAAGGCCAAATTTTTCAATAGATACCCACCAAAAATAAGTAAAATTGGGTACAAATTCAAATGTACCATTATTCAATTTATCTATCTCATAAGTCCCGGGATTAAACGAACTCCATAAAGCTACTTGCTCCTCAATTTGAGTACCTAAATCAACCATTATACCTCTGCAATCTTCGTCAGAAGCCTGCTCATTAGTAGGAACTATAGTTTTGACTATAGGTTTATTTATTTTAATATTGTTTACAATAACATCATACCAATGTAATTGAGAATTTAATGTAACCAAAGGAAGTTCAATAATATTAGCGTTTTTAGCAGCATAACCTAAACAAGAAAGGCTTATTAATTCGGATTTACTATCCATATCAATATCATTAATATAACCATCAAAAACAAGCCTGCTTCTAATGTAAATTTTAATCCTATTCTTACTTGTTATAGGAGAATCAACTCCTGCTAAAGTATGATTGGGGTCATCATGTTTCCTTATTAAATTAAAAGTAGCGGTAGCAGTAAATGCAGTTTCATCACCACTATCTTGATAAGTAACTTTAATTGAAGGTAATTGTACATCGCTTAATAAAACATCGGTACCCCCAACATCTAAATATACAGAAAAATCATCTAAAATAATATTATCGAAAGTTGAAGGAGATAAATTTGCGAGTTTGTTAAAACATAGTTTAGTATTAACAAAATAAACATACTTTTGTAAAAATGCAAGTTTAGTATTGATAATCTTCTTAAATACAAAGGCTAATAATGTTTGAATCTTATATGAAGTTTCCTTAAGAAACGCTAATTTAGTATTGATAATTGAAGCTTCGCTTTCATCCAATAAATATAAACTATCTTCCTCTGTATCCCCTACATAAGTAAAATTAAAATCCTCTTTGATACTTATTGAGTTTAATTGTATTGTATCTCCCGTAGGAAAAGTAGTTCTTATTGAAGGATCTAATAAATCGAATTTGACTATATTTCCATTATCACAAGCAATATAACCTTGATGAGTGGTAAAATTAATTGCTATGGCTTTAGCCTTGCTTTCGGACAAAGTATAGGTTTCGGAAGTGGGAATAGCTTCATCAATATTTACTTTGATTAGGGTAGCTGGAGTTGTATCTGTAATTATATATAAACTATCATCATGAATAAATTTAGATTCATATAAACTTCCAAATCTAATATTGGAAGTTATTGAAGCATTGGCAACCTTGTAAAATTGGATATTTGAGGTTATTGATTCTTGAACATTAGACTTGTAAAATTTAATGTTTGAATTAATTAACTCTTGAATTCCTATTTTATAAAATGTAATATTAGAATTAAGAACTTCTTGGACTCCAGCTTTGTAAAATTTGATATTAGAATTAATAGAGGAAACTACTGTTTTATAAAATGTAATTAACGAGATTATACTCTCCGAATTAGTTGATCCATAAAAATAAATATTAGAAGTTATAGTTTGATTGTTCGTCTTTTTAAATAGAACATTAGAATTAATTGATTCTGAGCCCCTTAAAGTAATAAATTTGATATTGGAGGTTATAGATTCAGTTGCAGTTTTATAGAATTTGATTAAAGAATTAATGCTTTGATTATTAATTTTCTTAAATAAAATATTAGATGTTATTGATGAGGTTGCTACTTTGAAAAATTTAATTATTGAGGTTATTGTTTGGGAATTAGTAACTACTTCATTAAACTCATAACATCCCATGTCGGGATTTGCCCCTGAATAAGTTTCTACATATCCGGAAACCACAACCCCTGCATTTTTACAGGGGGAATTTGTAGGCCATGTAGCTACAGTTGCCGAATCGAACAAAGGATTGGTAATTATATCATTTGCTCCCAAATTACCATTGCTCCGATTTGTCGTATTATTATAAAAACAATTATAGTTTTCTGTTATTGTATTCCCATATAAAGCAACTCGATTGCCCTCAAATATACAATCATATGCTGTTATGGTTCCATTATCTGTTCTAAACGCCGAAGAATTGCTCCCCCCATATGTTACTCCAAAACCCCGTATTGTACTTTTATAACCTTTGGTTCCTCCACCTAAATTATATGTAGCAAAAACTATGTTTGTCCAGTTAATCGCTCGTATGAAACAATTTCTAATATAAACCAAATTTCCAGTATTGGTGCTTGTAGCAATAACAGTATTATATGTTTTTTCTCCAGCAATAAAATCCTTATCATAAATAATAGTTAAATCTTGTAATGTAATATTACATCCTGTTGCTGTAAAACCCAACCAAGTACCCCACGAAGAATTCCAACTCTGAACCGAAGTTGCGGGTTTAATAATTACTTTAGTCCAATCCCCCGAAGTACCCCGTATAGTAAGAGTAGCTAAAGTAGATATCAACCCAACTTCATCGTCATATGTCCCATCTGCCAACCATATAGTGTCGGTGGTTGCAGCAACAGAGACTGCCTTGCCAACAGTTTTGTATGGATGTGCCTGACTCCCATCACCCGGAGCGGCATCCAAACCATCTATGTCATCTACATACCAATTTGCCATTTTATTCTCCTACCATAAAGTTGCCAGTTAAATCGTCTATTTGAAATATAATCTTATGATTTTCATTGGTTATTGAATTATACTGTAACCCCAATATATGTTTAGTATTAATTATATCTTCTATTTGTTGCCCTACTGCAAGCAAGGTATCCCGTTTCCTATAATAAATTAATCTTATATTATGCTTGCCTTTATTAAATTCAAATACTTCTTCCTGCCGTTCGCCAAATCCTATTATACCTAATAAAACATCAACCATAAATACTTTAGATTTATCCTTGTTTAATAATAAGAAATATGATATATCGGAGAATCGTTCCCGTACTTCGGTCCAATGTATATCTAAACCGTCGGCCCCATGTTGTTCGATTGTGGAGTTATCCTTAAATATAACTATCCAATTAAAATTTAGTTCGTTCATTATATTTCCTTTTGTTAAATGGTTTACATCTTGTCTTGAAAAAAATTTACCCAATAAGTTCTATTATAATTGGCTCGGACATTACATATAAGGCATAAAGTAAGCAAATTATTTTTATTACAATTGTCTTTGTTATAATCTATATGATGTACATGCAAAATCTCGTTAAATTAGGCTAAATGTTCTTCTTCGGTCATGCCACAATTCTGGCATTTGTAGTCGTCGCGTTTACGGATTAAATCTTTTAACTGGCAATTAAATTCATATGGATATTCTCCTTTAGAACATCCACCCAACCAATTTGGGTTTTTATCTCCTCGGAATTTTTCACCATTACCATAATTCGGGTTGTTTGGTCCTTCCATATGTCTATTCAACTGGGCCATACTGAATTTAGCTTTAACTTCGGGGCGTTTAGAGGAAGAACGATCCCCCCGTAATTTAAAATTAGGTCTATAGCCTTTAATATATTCAGAAAACCCATATAGATTTAAATATTTGCAGATAGTCCCATAACTCAACCCATACATCTTGGCAATATCAGTACTAGACTTCAATTCTACTACATACAATCTATATAAATCTTCTTTTTTAATTTTGACTTCGTTTCCCTTGCTTCCACAATTTCTAATAGAAACTCCTGCTTTTTTTAATCGAACTATAAGAGCACCACAAGACATATTAAATTGCTTAGATAACTCCGTTGTGGGTTTGCCTTCTTGGCAATACAATTTTATTAACAAATCAGAATCAATATACCTGCGTTCTTTACACAAATTATGATGGCGAGGAATATCATATCTCCATAAATTTTTTATCACTGCTTTGCGAGTACAATTTAGGATAATGGAAACGTCTCCCGCTGAATTATTTTCTTCGACATATAATTTATATAAAAGTTGTTTATCTAAAACTATTTTCTTGCTCATTAATGGCTCCTGGCGGTTCCATTGTATTGAACCCGCCTATCTATAACATTTTATTGTTATAACTACTTGCGATTAAACAAGTTACAACTCGTCCCATTGGACTTTGATGACCTTCTCATTTCCAACTCCTGTAGGCGTACTTACACTCGAACTAGTCTGCAAAACAATATACTTAGAATATCCAACTTCGGTAAATAAAGTCTCATCTTCAAGAGACTCATCTTCCAAGGATTGAATAGCCAAAGCACTTTCGATAGCTGTAGGAATTGCACTTACAGCCTTAGCAGATTCAGTATTAACTGGTTGTGTATAAGTCTGATTAGCTATAGCCTTAATTAACTCATCCGTTTTGTAAGTTCCCGATAACTTAAACAATTTCATGTTTGATAATTCGGCAAATGTTCCACCAACCTTAATTTTAAGATATTTCTCAAACGAAAATTCTCCTACTGCAACCTTATAGGTTGAAGTATTAAGATTAGGCGAATCGTTTGACCCGAAGTTTAAATTTGTTAAACTATCGGTAACTGATTGTCCAACACCATTTGCTTCCGAAAAACTCACGCTTGCTGGCATGGTTCTCACCCCCTTTCTTTAAATTGTTGTATATCTATCTAACTAATTGTAAATATCTCATAACTATTCCCCGATTCGATACTAACCTTCACCAAATCAATAGGAGTATTCGATGTATAAATCCATAAGTTACCACTTGCATCTAAATCGATCCTTTTAGCATTACTTACTAATTGCCCAGACTCATCTAAAGTTAATGTTGAAACAAATGTAAATGCAGCATAATCCACTAATATTATTGAGGTTATTGAACCTCCAATTAAAAAGTATAAGTAAGTATCATCATTAATTAAATCTACCGAAGGTTCTGTAATTCCTAAAGGTAAAGCTAAGTATGTTGCAACCATTGTAGATATTACTACTTGGACGGCCAAATTAGTGTCATCATCTAAACATAAATATAGATTAAGCCCGCCAACCATAATCCTTGTAATTTCGGTGGCGGTTATTGCTAATTCATAGTAAACTATAGAAGGATCGAATGCGGAGCATTTTAATAAATAGCAAGTATCTTCTACAGAGTCTGTGACTCCTAAATAAAGATAATTGCCAGATATTATGCTGGCTGTTATTGTTCGATTTGGATATGTATAATTTTTCATTTGATTGTCCTTTAATTAACTCACGCTGTGGTAAATATCACTACCAGGCATGGCGTTTCTAACGCCCCTTCACTATTGGCTTTGATTATGCATTTAAGATTACAATATAAATCCTTTGCGGCCTCAAGAGGGCCCTTACCATCGTTCAAAAATAAAAAGTGCCCATCTGCGCTAGAACCAAGCTTAGATCCAACCCAATGGTCTCCTGGAGGAGTTAAAGTAGTACAAATCCCCCACCAAAAACTTTGGGTCGGGTCACCCTCACCTAATGATAGAAAATCAATGGTATCCAAATCACTAGAATCCCATAACTCTAAAACCGGCTCACTACCAGTAATGCCTGAGAAGGCAAAACAGAATGGATATTGACCTGCCCCATCAGCACTACCAAATCCTAACACTTCCTTCAATAAATTAGCATCATTATCGGCCAAGAAGCATTTTGGCACCTCTACAGCTATAGCACCAATAGGCACACCAGCGGCCACTATCTTGGCCGTAATAGGCAAGGATTCTCCATCAGCAACACTTACACTACCATTACTAAATAACAAATAATCTAATACCAAAGAAAGTAATGTAAATTCTACTCCACTTTCTCCTCTTGCAGAATCTATATCTCCAGTATTAACATATATTGAACACGTTGTAGACATTATTTATTCCTCCTTATAAAATCTTTTAAACTACTATTATCTATCACCAAGAATTGCAACGAAAAGTCAGTTTTAATTCAACTACATTCGTAATATTTCCATTAGGCACTCTTTCAATTGCTAGCAATCTTTTAACATTACAATCATAAGTAGCAATCGAAGATTTATCTATTTTTAATACTCCTGGATAATTAATTGGAATTGCCGACTCTAAAGTGTCTATTAATGCCATTAAGGCTGTATAATTTGCGCCTTTAAGAAAGAAATGAATAGTTAAATCATAAGCTTTTAAACCACCATCAATAACTAAACTTCCTTTGGCCCTAGGATTTTCATGTTCTATAATATGCTTTTCCGTGTGAGGAAAAGGACCACTATCCTTTTGTACATATAGAAATGTATATACTAGCGTAGTGCCGTCTGCTTGAAATAACTTGAATGAAGGTTTCCAGTCTGCCATTTTATCCTCCCTTACCACCAAAAGTTTGTTCTTTGATTCTTCTATTTAATGCTTGTGCGATTCCCGAAGAAGGATTATCTATTGAATTTTTAAATGCAGATAGAACCTTATCAACTAAAGATTCAGAGTCAATATTTACATTGATTTGAGACTCTACTTGTACAGGAATTGTTTGATTGATTATTGATGGGCTTCTTTTAGCCTCTTCAAAACCTTGAAAGATTGCATCCCTAATGCCAGATAAGCCACGTTCGCTGAAATCCTGTGGAAGAGGATTTCCTGCTTCATCTCGTAAAGGAGATAATCCCCTGGGAGGCTCAATTCCCTTAGCCATAGGAGTAGTTAATTCGGGGGTTAATTTATATTTGTCCCTAATCCCCATTAGATATCGTAAACTCGCAGTTTGGTCAGGAAACATAATATCTTCCAAAACCCCTGCGGTTTTGTAAAATTCTTTTGCTTGATAATCCTTAAACATATCTGCAAATTCGGCTTTAAAGGCATCTAAAGATTTGCCACTTAACGATTCTACTTTGCCCCCCTGTAAAACCTTAGCAATATCAATTGCTACATCGGAACCATATTTTTGGGATACTTCAAAAATCTTCATTTGATCTGAAGTAACTTTATTTTGATGTAATTTTTCTCTCGTAATTTCCTGTTCTAAAGACAATTTTCGTTTCAACAAATCATTATTATCTAAAGTTATTCCTAAAGCATCATGCAATCGAGCTTCCTGTTCTAATAAGGTTTTGGCAGAAGCTCCCCTTAATTTCAATTTCTCCATTTCAGCATTAATTAACATATCGGTTAATTTAGTTTCTTCTGCTAAGGCCGCTTCGGCTTCTTCCTTAGTCAAAGCCAAGACTCCATTTTTATCAGTTAAACCTTTAACCTGTTTATCAATCTCAGTATTTTCTGCTTTGCCGAGTTCAATTATCTCTTGCTCCCATTTTTTATATTGTATTTGAGAAGCAATAACATTCTGCAAACCAGAGTTGCCCTTAATTTCGGGATATTTTCCTTGGTCATACATCTGCATTTGGGATTTAATGGTAGCAACTTCGGGGGCATATTTTTCCCTAACACTCAATACGATTTCTTTCACTCTCTCTAGTTTAGTAAATTCATCTAATTTTTTATTCGCAACCTCTAACTCCGTGAAATCTACCTTTCCTAAACGAGGATTGACTTGTGTTAAGTTATTTAAAGCTACATCAATAGCCTTCACCATAGCAATGGTAGAATTAGATTGTGGGGCTTTTGAATACACATCCCTTAATTTAATTAATTCCTTAAAATTAGCAATACTCGATAATTTGGTTTCTATATTGGTGCGTTCAATAGCATTAGCTTTAGCCATTTCGGATTGATCGACTTTACTTCTATCAATTAAAGAAGAAATAACCAGGAGAATTTTAGACATCATGTCTAAACTTTCTTTAAAAGGAGCCGTATTTGCAACTACAGTAGTCAGCAAATTCCAAGAGGAGGTTAATTGTTTAGCTTTATAGGCAGTAGTGCCCATCATAATTTGCAGGGCCTTCTCAGCTTGTCCCGCTGAGGATAATGAGTCCACTCTAGCTAAAACTGCCCTATCATAATTCTGCATTAAAGCCATAAATGCAGTCATCTGCCTTCTTGAAGCTATCCCTTGTGCAATATCCAATTTTTGTTTTTGAGTTAAATTATCCCATTTAGCGGCAACTTCATCTAAAATTGTTCCAGCACTTCTATATATGCCCGTATTTTGTTGTACTGCTTTGCCTGAAGCATCCATATAAACAGGAACCCTAGCTATACTTGATATTACTTTTGCCCCTGTAGTTAAAATTCGAGAATACATGAACTGTAAAGAATTGCCGGCTTCAGTGCCGGATTTTCTTGTAACTTCGATGATTCCAGTTACATGGCCTAAAAAGGAATCTATAGTTATACCCAACTGATTAGCGGTAGCTCCTGCACGTTTAGTTGCTTCTGCTAAATCAGTCGCAGTAACGGCATATTGCCGTTCAACATTAATCCATTTGTCTAATATTTGTGCACTCTCATTAATTGGGAGGTTGAAGCCTTCTATGGCTGCGGTTAAGGCATTGACCGTTTCTTTTAATCCCATACCCATAGTTACAGAACCTATCATAGCTAGACGGGTAAGTTGAATCGTATCCGCAACTGTTCTTCCTTGCTGTTGGAAGGTTTTGGCTGCTTCAATAGCTTCAGAAGCAGAAGTACCATAAGCCTGCGCCAATCCAATTAAGGCAATCTTCATATAACTATATTCTTGAGTTGTACCTTTACCTACAATTTGAATATGTGCTAACGCAGTTTCCATTTCAACTAAAAATTTAGATTGCTCTTGAATTAATGAGAATACACCCATCATAGCCATCCTTAAAGCCATCCATACAGGGGCAACAATAGCAGCTCGCCTCAAGGCTCGTTCAAAATCACCCATTGCACTTGCGGATTTTGGTGCACCTCTATTAATCATTTCAAAAGTCTTACCAGAAGCAGTTGAAATTTTCAACATAGACTGCTCACTAACTTTTCCATATTTATCCATAACAGGAATAGACATCCCTACAGCTTTGGTCACAGTTTCACTAGATTTCCCCATACCATTAAGATAAAGTTGAGCCTTGGTTAGGTCGGAATCTAACTTCTGCAAACCTGTAGTATCCGCAGTTACTTGTATAAGTTTTTTATACACATCATCCATTTTATTTATCCTTTTTCTTTGGAGTAAAGAAACTAATTCTTGCTTGTGGTTCTGGTCCTTGTTTAGATTTAGGATTATCTATTTCTTTTTGTTCTCTATCTATCTTCCCTACAAAATAAGCCTCAGATCTAATTTGGTCTTTAATAACTTCTTCACAAAGGTTAGGTTTTTTTATTGCCAAATCTTGGTATAATTGATGTATTTCATTCAGATACGACATAAAGAATAATTGCAATCTAGTAAAATCCGAAGTGTTATTAAATAATTGAACCCCATCAAGCTCCTTCGAGTTATTAAATAAACTCTGCCATTTATAAGACCTCGCCAGGATTCGTAGTGGCTCTTCTTTATACATTTTTCGCCCTAATCTTTTTAATTATTCGGTTAAATTTTCGTTTAGTTTCTACAAACTCAATTTTGTCCTGCAAAAGCAGGAACCCTTGTAGTAGTATTTGTTCGGATAATATAAACTTCTGTTTAATCCCCGAGTGATTCTTAAACATAGATTTTAAAGTAGAATAATTCTTATCCATATCTGAATAAATTGTATTTAATATACGAATTTGCTGGGTTAATTTATCCATAGAAACCTCGCTTATTGCTCGTTGTCTTTATTAATCTTATATATCACCATAGAAAAATAATTCGTGGCTTGCATTTTAATTTGTTCTTTAGCATTCATAAATAATTCATAACTATCAAACGCCTTAACCCACTTATCTTCTTGAAATTTTTCCAATGCAAGATATGTAGAAAAGGAAGTATTAAGGTAAACCAATTCAGACTCTATAGTATAAGATAAATGTTCAATCTTCTCTTCAGATATATTATTTATGTCCTGTTTTAATTGATAAATTTGACCCCTTAAATTGACAATCATTGGGTCGTCGTTATTAGAGACATCGCCAAACTCAGCTAATTTAAGCTGTAAATCTTTGATTTGTTCGTTGATTTGCAATTGTTCGTTTGTCATTGCCTCAATATCTACACCCTTAGCCTTCAGCAATATTATAACCTGCTTCCTGAATAGAAATTTACTATCCTTTAGAAGTTCAGTATGCCTTTTTAACATTGCTTCTCTTAACAATTGTTGTTTAGGATAATCTAAGGCTTTAACCTTATACTTAACTTCATTAAAATCCCATTCAATTTCATTATCCTTGAGCATTTGCTCAAGCCTTTGTAAATCTTCTTGCAATATTAATTTATCGGTTGCTTCTTGTGCAATTTGGTCTCTGTCTAAATTTTCCATTTTATTCTCCATAATTGGCGCGGCCACAAAAATAGCCAGTCCGTTACTTCGGCTGGCTCTGAGTAAAATCTATAATGGTCGGAATTTTAGCATTGATAATTCGTTTCAATCCCCGGGCATTCTCATATATAACGTTCCGGGCAATAGACAAATATACCTGCTTCAATTGATCTTGGGATAATGGAGGATTAGCAACTTGCAAATCTTCCAACCTCTTAATCAAAGTCCCGACTAAAATTCTTGATTGATCATCAATAAGATTAAATATAATTCCGAGTAAATTTTCCATACAGTCTATCCTCCGCATACATGAATATCTATGGGATGGAGGGAGAGCACCGAGGCTCTCCCTAACACCAATCCCGATTATGTTATATGTCTCCTTCGGTCTCGCTGATTGTCAACGATTGCCCCGTAAGGGTATTTCCTTGTGATGTATAAGCCCCAACTGCGGTTGTACCTTTCAATTCAGATATTGCTAAATTAATCGCCTTATACCCTATTGAAAAAGTATCCTTAGTATTGTCGGTGTATATTTTTACCTTTATGGTGTTATCATCGGCAAAATCCCTTAATGATAATTTGCCGAATCCTGCGGCTTGACCAGAAAGTGCTTCTTCCAATGTATAAGTTTCAAGCAACTTTCCTATTGTAATTGTAACTGTCTTTTTGTTTACCCCGAACAATATTTTTTCGGGATTGCCGATTTCTCCTTCATCGGCCCTATCTAATTTGACATCGATTGTAACACTCTGTATTCTTGTCAATCGACCACCAGTAACCAAGAATAAATCTGCACAATCGGCCTTTAAGGCTCCCACATCGGAAGTATTGGTAGTAAATACTGTTTGCCCGCCTATAAAGGTAGTTGCGGTATACCAATATTTTATTGTTTCCCCAACTGCACAATCATCAACAGTTAAAACCCCACCAAGATAAGAATAATCCGTAACTTTTGTAAGTTCAGTGGCTACTCCTAGTGCAGTAATTTTAACTACTCTCAAAATTACATCTGCTGTTTTAGGGTCTGCAACTGCAACAGGGTCAGAAACCGTAATATCCACGTGGTCTAATGACTCGAGATCCCCAGACTCTACAACTTTTTGTTTGAAAATTAAATACTTATTATCCCCTTGCCAGTTAATCCAGTCCTCACTAATAAAATCGAAACTACGTTCAATTTGAGCCGTAGGGCTTCCTATAGTGATTGAAAAACCAGACACTCTAGCTTTAGGAATCCATAAGGTGCCTAAAAAGGTGCCCCCATCTTTAGTTAAATAGCTTGCAAAATCAAATACAGAAGTGGAAAAATCACTTAATGTTAATGTATCATCTGAATCTGCAACATTGGCTATTTTACGAAAGAAGTCTAACTTGCCATATTCTTTCTGTGTTAATCTAACAGGAACATTGGGAGTGCCTTCTACCCAATCTACTGTACCATCGGTACCTACTTCTTCAATTTCTTCTCTGTTGGATGTGCCTGTATTATCGATATTTTGAACTCTATCGATTTGCGCCCAATCGCCTAAACCCATCACAGGTATACATCTTAATCCCACAGCCGAAAACCTGACCATATTACTCATATTTTTTGCCCTCCTTTGGCAAAAGCTAAATTTTATTAACCGTTTCTCTCCAATAGAATTGGTTAATGATATTTATTACAATTCTTTTTAAAATCATACGATTATCTATAAGCACTTACTTAATTATTTACCCAACTTGCCTCTGACATATCCGTTTAAGTCTGCTAAATCGACTTTAACCGAAGCAACATCATCCTTGATATTTCCCAGTTCTTTTGTATTCGCAGTGACATCGTCCTGCAAATGTTTTAAATGATTTGACTCTATTCTGCGAGTAACTAAAAAATTATATACCAATGCAATGCCAGTGAAGCCGAACCCAGCTACCGTCAGTATTGATGGAAAAACAAGCATTCGAGTAAATGACCAGTCCATATTAATCCTCAACTTTCGTTTTTGTAACATGCAAAGTTATCAAAGTTCTAAATCTATCATCGAGTTCCAATTGAGATTTATCAATATCCCCACCTACGGGAACATCATCAATTAAATCTACTATGATTCTACCATCAGTATCAGGTCCCGATTCGAAACTTGCATCGGAAGAAACCCCACCAATAGTAGTATATTCGTAGTATGTAAATCCATTTTTTAAATAATCACAAATCATATCCGTTAAATCTTCAACTTGTCCACCCGAAGTTCCTTTAACATGGATTAATATTAGACTTTTTCTTAATTTAGAATTAGATCCAACTTCTACATTGTCTCGTATTGTTGACCCCAACAAAACGCAAATTACTGCGTTTTTAGTTTCTCTGCTTAAAGGAGTATTAGCAAATTCTTTGAAGGATTTTACACATGTAACATTAGTATAGGGATTTGGATTTGCAGTTAATCCTGCCGATATTGCAATTATACAACTCTTGATTATATTTCGTTTTTCTCTATAGATACCCATTTAGCTCTCCCGATAAAGTTGGATACGGCAATAAATACTGCTCAGGTCTTTTATTTGGCAACGACCGTCATTTGTTTTGTAGCCTACATACTCAACCCCATCTATGACAAATTTCTGAGATAGTTTAAGTAGAGGTTTATAACGAATAAAAGTGATAATCTCCATTCCTTGGGATGTAGATATACCGCCCATCTTCCATTTAACTTGTTCAGAAGTTAAAGGGTTGCAGATAGCTTGAATTGGAATGGAACCTGTAAGGATAACTTTCTTATCCTGTTCTTCGGGGTCGCTTATAATACTGCGACCTACATATACTTGGATTTTTTTGCCTTGTTCGGACATTAAATCATCTAAAGGGTCGAGCATTTATATTACTCCTTATTTATTAAGTGTAGCCACCAATTGATTCACTTCATTAGTAATCTGAAAGGTTGCAACTTCGATGTAATTCATAGCTGTAATCGCCTTCCGGGGGGTCATGGGGTAAAACCCTTTTTCAAATCTACCTATACCCGACCCAGGTTTGAATTCCCCTCTAATTTTAGGGTTTTCATCATATCCGGGAGGAATCGTTCTTCCGCTTTTTGCCACCCCCCAGTTTAACCATCTCCAAAAAGGGGCCATAGAGTTCATCTTATCAAGATCCCCAATCCAGAACCCATATCCCTTACCTAATTCATTAAAAAACTTATATTCAATAGCATTTTCTAATTTGCTATCGCTACCAGGACGAGTTTTCTTATTCTTAATAATGGAAATCATTAATTGATGAACTCGTTGGCCCAGCAAATCCAACTTAGCAGGTAACTCCTGCTCAAAAATCTTGTGCATCCTCGAACCAAAATCAATTAAATTCTCTCCGCTATCTATAACTCTAATGCTTATCATAAATCACCTATAACAAATCATTATCCTTAATCTCATATTCAAATCTGCCCAAGAAATAACTATTGGTGCCTATTATTGCTTTTAGAGTTAAATAATGAGATTCAAGAGCAGACATATCATTAGTATTAGCTTTAGGAATATGAATTGACAATAGCCCCCCAGATTCAGCAACACAATCAGAACTTTCCAATAATTGTGAATCTGAAACTCCTAACTCTGCTTCAAATGTAAGATCAGTAAAATCCGTAACTAAATCTCCATAAGAGTCGTAGATAGCAAATGTTAAATATATATCCTCATTCTGGAAAAATTTAGATTTTTGCTCTAATAAAACTGCGGAATATTGCATAATTTACTCCTATCAATTTAGCTTAAATCTAGTATAGTGTTACAACCTATTCTATCATGAGAAAATTTTAAGATTAGTTTTTCTATTCTTTCTTCTTTGGATAACTTGTTTGGGTATCTTACCGATACTGTGCCTGTACTATAAGAAACAAAATCGGGTCTAATTAAAATTGAGGCTACCATTACAATTAAAGATTGTTCTTTGACTTGAGGTATTGGATATACTTCGGTTTCGTCTGCACTTAGATCGAAGTGTATTGAATAATTATAGCTATCTAAATACACTAAAGCAGACTTGATAAAATCCAATAATTCGGCGGTTGAATATTTATAATAAGTAAAAGTTATACTTACTACATTCCCACTTGCAACACTACCTACATTGATAGTTACTGTTTGTGAAGCATAAGTATAAAGATTGGTTGCTAAGGTAGTTCCGTTGACCGCCACCGAAGTAACCGCTTGAACGTTAGAGCAAGCTATAGTGAATGTTCGACCACTACCGGCCTCATAGACCTCAGTGTCCGTCCTTAATTTATCCTCCACAGTGCTACGGATTTTAGTCTCGATCTTGTTTATAGTCATTTTTATCCCTCGGGTCATACTTCAATATTTTTGTTGGTTCATATATTATCTTAGCTAAAAGCAATTCATTTCCTCGTAATCCTACACAAACCCAACCATTAATATAAAATACTTTTAATATAGGGTCAGCACTTTTCAATTTAACAAAAAGTGTGGAAACATTTATATTCTTTTTCCCACCCTTATAATCATTGACTTCGATTGCCTCTTGAAATAACGTATCAATAACAAAATTCAAATATGTTAATAGTCTATTAGCCCCTTGAGGGGTTTTTGCCAATAAAACTAAATATTTTCGAGTTGGAACCATCTTGGAGATATTGGTATTTATATCTGTAATTTCTACTTGTTTATCTGCGAAACCTGTAATAACTCCTATTGCATCATTTTCGCCAAATATAACCTTATCCCCAAATTTTAACTTCTTAAATAATACATCTAAGTTAGATTTAATTGATAGGCGCAATCTTTGTTGAGTAATGTAAAATTCACTGAATATGTCTGGAGTTTCTTTGATTTGGATTGCAATTTGAAGCTTTTCTTGCTTAGTTAATGTGCTTTTTAGTTTAAACATGTGTGCCTCGGTTGTGGTAAATCATTGATTAAAATAGGAACGGGGGAGCAATCTCCCGTTCCTAACTTACTCACGCATGAAGGTAGCTAGAAAGATCCCCGGACTTGATTATAGCATTGGGGAGGTTGCAAAACCATATAATGCTCTCGTAACCATACACACCAAAACCCAGAACTTCAGTACCAGCAACCTGAGTCGGTGCAGGGTCAACAAAGATAGCCCTATAGGTTTTCGCATCAATTTCGGCACCCATCATCTTCGCAATAGCGGGAGAAATCTTCCGTCTTACAAAGGTAATAGGTTTGCCCATTCCGATACGAGTATTCCGAGCCATAAAGATCATTTTGTTAGCATCCAACAGTGCAGTAACGGCACTGTCATCCGCATATCCACCGGAACCGATATTATGAGCTCCACCGGTCCATTTTACTGTCCCGAAGATTTTCATAACATCAATGCCGAGTTCCTTGAGTTTAGCAAGCAACCCAACATTGTAATTCCAAGTGTCCGCATAATCTTTATCATAGGTGTCAATTTTTTCCTTTATCGTAGACCCACACAGTAAAAGATAATCGTTTCCGTAATCTTCAACTGCATGCTTCATGGCAAAAATTATGTCATAAATGTCGTCCGCCGATTCAGGAAGTACTGCCGCTATTGCATCTTCCAACGCATGAGTTCCACCAACCATTCCAGGAGTCTTGCCATCTATAATGGCGTTAAGAATCATGCGAAGCTCCAATTTATCAAGAGCCCCTATAATTCTTTCTTTCTTCCTAGAAAAGATTGTAGTGTCGGGAGAATCCATTACATCAGGCACCAACACATACTGCTTTTTGGAATTCAAATGCTTAAAAGTCAACAGCGTGTCCGCTACAGGACTCGTCTTTACAGCCGTAATAACGCCGGTGGAAGTGGCTACGTCCAATATTTCGTCCGCATCCGTATCCTGAGCATCATAACGGTACACATGTTCCCCGGGTTCGGCTTCATCCAAATTAGCGAGTGCGCTAACCTCAACAGGAGTGTTGAGTGACGGATTAACCGGAACGCCGATGGTCTTTGCTATTTTCAATACTAATTCTTCGTACATTTTTGTTACCACCTTTTTTGAGATTTGTTACATTTACTTTATCTTTTTATACAATCTATCTTTACTACATTATCTTCCTATTTTTTGGACCAGTGTAATCTTGCTACCATTTTATCGTCAACTTCTTTACGCACCTTTTTATAATGCTCATCATCCGCACTAGGTTTATCTCCCACATGAGTTGAGGCCGTTTTTAACACAACTTTCTTAGCTATTGCCAATTGATACTGAGCCTCATCAATCAACTGGTCATCAGTTAAATCCTTGGCTAAATCGCCAAGTTCACTACGCCTATCTCCAACCAATTTTGCTTGGGCAAAATATAATACTTTCGCTTCACCCAACTGCTTAGTTAAATCCACTATCTGAGTTTCTTGAGTTAAACTTGCAATTGCTAAAGTATCAACTTTAGTCAAAGTTTCAACTAAAGAAGCCTTCGCCAATTTTGAATCGTTCTTCGCTTTGCGGATTTTTTCCGCAGCCTTCTTCAATAATACCTGTATACTTGCCTTATCCATCTTCCAAACCGCTGGATCCATTGCTAATTCCTCCTTATTAGGAATATGCTTCGCTTCCGCAAAGCTTTCAATTTCTCGTTTAGTATTGTGTGCAATATCTAATGGTGTTTTTAATCCACATTTAGCACATTTTACTTCTATCTTATCCATGTCAGAGGAAATTGCATAGGGGTTTTCCATATTGCAAGCCAAACATCTGACAGTACCCTGACGTAAAAACTTCAACCTCTTTAATAATTCATTGGGAGTTTGATCTTTAAACTTTACATCATACTCTTTTGCACAGGATTGGCATTTTAAAGTTGCCTCTAATGTGGCATTCTTTAAGATTAACCAATTGCTTCCTCTGCAATTTGCACATGAAAAATCGAAATCAATCTTCTGTGCAGGCAGTAATACTTTGCCTGCCTTGTCTACTATTGATAAACAATTTGGGCATTTTATTGGGCTTGTTGAGCCTTGTATGAATATTGACTCGAAGTTGCTTCCGCAATGCGCACAGATTATTTTTATAGGCCCTTCGGGAGTTGGAGGCACAATTGGGGGAGGTACAATTGTTGCTCCTAATTGCTGGTCTGCTTGAGCAAATAACATACTTTTGCAGACTTCGTTACAACCACCTTCACCTTTACATTTATCACACATTAAAGTGTTGTCCTTTAAAAAGGAAGTATTTAATGATGCAACCGCCAAATCACTCATCAATAAAGTATCATAATGCTGTTTTGCTACTTCTAATACTAACGCATCGGGAGAAGCCGCAATAGTGTTCCCATCTAAATTTAACAAAATAGCACAACCGGCAAACTGAAATTTCTCAATTATATAATTTCCATTAGCTAAATTTTTGACATCTTTTTTATTATGCCAGACTTCATAAGACACCTTAAGGGTTTTCTTCTTAAACATTTCCTGAACTTTAGCCCATTCAGTATTAAATATTTTTTTATAAAAGGTCCCCCAAATTATAACCTTTTTCTCCTTTTCTATGTAGCGAAATTCAATAACCGCCCCACAAACATAACGCCGCACGTGATCTATATTAACAGGCTTCGCAATAAGAGTGGGTAATTTGCGTAAAATCTCAACACTAGGCAAAATTTCTTTATTATTATTTGCCTTGTCTGCCCAACAATAAGAAGCCTTGAAAATAGCTAAATCTACGGAATCTTCAAGAACAATTCCCTTAGCTTTTGCAATTTGCAATATCTCACTACGCTCCTCAGCAGTTTCTAAGAATAATACCTCGGAATTTTCCTGCATTTCCATTAAAAAATTCTCTAATTCTATCATATTATAATCCATCATTATTCCTCCAGAAGCCCAACCGCAATTAAAATATTAGTAATATCTTTCCGCCCCGTGCTAACAATCAGCCTATTTACTCCTATTTTTTTCACACCATTAAAATCCCTGCTTACTTGAATCTTGCCTAATTTTATTCCTTGTAAATTTCCTTCTATTAAACTTGTAAATCCCTTAATCCCACTTAGAAGTTTCTTTATTGAAATATTAAAATCCTTGATTCCTGATATTTGTTGGTCTTTTAAAACTGTAAATTGTTTGGTGCCTGTAAATTTTCTATCAATCTTACCTTCACACAGTTTGTTGCCTACTAAACCAAACTGCAAACTTGAATCAAATCCTTTGCTTCCTAAAATGCTATATTCTAATTCAACTGGAAATTGTTTAACCCCATTTAAATCAAACTCATATTTGAATGGTACGTATACTGCTAATTTCTTCCTCTTTTTTGTGGTGGTTCCTCCATGTCTTTTAACAACCGGAGGGATTATAATTTCTTCAACCCCACCTAAACCCCAAGTAATTAATTTTTGTAAGTATCCTAAACCTCTTGTAATTAGGTTCATTAAATTATTGGCTCCCTCTTAAAAGGATCTGTCATTGTAGGTAATCCATTGGAATCTAAAAGATTAAATTGATATAAAACCGCTATTCCGTCCTCAGCATATAAAATAAGCTTATTTTCCTTGATTTCCCATTTGCCCTTCTCGATATTTAAAATTGTAGTTACATTCAATCCAATTGTAGTTAAACTTGCTTGTTCGGCTAAACCACCTGTATTATTAGTAGCCGATTGGTATCGTTCGTAATTATTTAATGAGGCACCGCCATCGGTGCGTATTGCATAATCTTTGGTGTCATCATACTCGGCAAATTCATAGGAATAAAATCCCTCGGCAACTTCATTCATTGAGGCATCAGTAATTACTAAAGAATTATCCGATAAATCTCTAATTCTGATAGTGGGAGTTAATCCGGTCTTAGGTATTCCATTATCTGTAAAGAATGAAGTTATTAACATATTTTATCCTTGTCAGTATAAATATATTTTTTACCTGTTATTTTTTCAAGGTCTTTAACGGCATTAAACATGTCTACAGTAATTTCTTTTTTTCCTTTTTCACTATGATATGACCAAGCCATTCCATCACTTTCTATTTGTGTCATCTCTATAATTTCTTTCGGAATATTTTTAAAATTATGTGGTGAAATTGTAGTAATATTTCCTGCCTCATCTCTTACTCTACATTCTGCCAAACCTACTGAATAAAAATTATCAATATAAAATATGTTTTCTGCATCGGCATTTAAAATTGTTATTATAATTGAATCAATAGCATCTTTATTTGCATCACTTACTGCAGAAATATCCCAAGTTACTGATTCCTGAGTATTTGCAACTAATACAGTATAAGTTTTTTCTGTAGTAGTTCCCCCACTATCATGTATTCCTATTTTTATATTCGCTCCAGTTCTTGAAGAATATATATCGAATTTTAGAGTTTTTATTTTTGTCAAATCTATTACTGGAGATACTGTACGAGTAAGGGTTTTATTAAGACTGCCTGTTATCGCCGCCACTCCTTTTAATGAATAAGAACCTTGAGTTTTGATGGTGACTTCGGAGTAGGATTGAAGAGAATGTAAATTTAACTCCATCATTTCTACTTCATTCATAAAAAATGCTGTTGTAGAATTATCATTACCAGCAGTTCCAATTATTCTATAATATCTATAAGAGGTGGAATTTGAAAAGGTAAATTCTTGCCATTCATACTTCCCCCCATCTCCATCACCAGAACTGATTGTAGTCCAATTAGAATTATCATTAGAACCATCAAAATTAAAATTACCAAAACAATATGCTACATTTTGTAAATTAATAAATCTTAACTTTCTTACCTTCTTTGTTACTCCGCTACCAAAATCATATTTCCACCAACCGCCATTAACCCCGTCATTTATTAAATAAGTAGCCGTATTACCATCTGCTGAAAGAGATGCTGGATTACCTACTCTTTCAGCATTTGATGTGGCAGTTCCACCAGTTACAACATTAGAACCATAAGTATCATTCAATCCATTACTCACATACGCTGCCTGTGCCGCTCCATCAGAAGCATATTCCATATTATCTATTGCAATATCTGTAGCATCTGCATACAGCTGAACCTCATCTACCGGACTTGAACTCGGAATTGTTCCTTTTTTTATTGCTATAACACCTACTCCATTTGTACCTACAGTACCTCCATTTACTAAAATATTTATCAAACCTTGATATAAAGGATCAAAATAAGTTTTTAACGTAGATTTTACAACACTCCATAGATTTTTCTTTAAAACATTTGAAGCGGCACTATCAATAATTGGAATTTCATCATTATCAGCAAAAGAGGTTTTATCCGTTGCTGCATGTAATAAAGTAGCTATTGTGGTCGCTGTTTCTACCGGAGACAATTCAGTCCAAGAAGAAATATATTTATAAAATTTATCCTCGTCTTTAATATAAACTATCATTCCTTCTTTAGGGGTAATAAAATCCCAACCTGCACCATTGTCATCAACTATATAATTATCCTTTAAATTCCAAGCACCAGTCGCCCCAGCTCCAACAATATATCGTTTGCCTTTAGAATAGGCAGGAGGACTTGTTAAATCTTTGTCCTCTACTGCGGGTTGAAAAAATGAAGTCTCTCGTGGGTCAACCTTGTACGACATATATTTTCCTTTATTTTTTTATTGCATTAACCAAATAAATTATATTCCCAGTTGGATTATCTTGTAATCGCCATTCACCCTGCCAACCAAATTTATATATATCTTGAATATCTATCAAACTACCCAATCTTTCCTTAATTACTTGCTCATTATAAACTCTTAAATGACTTTCATCCAAAAAATTGGGTACTGAAAATATTAACCTTTTTTCTTTAGGTATATTTGATAAAATCTTATAATCATCTAAATGCTCTAATACTTCGGTGGCAATATAGGTATCATATTCGCCTTCATAATTTGATTTATCATAAGCATTACCCACAACAACTTGAGGACTATTGGCAATTTTAACTGCTTCGTGTGAGAAATCAAACCCGTTATAATTTTTAATAAAATTTTTTAAATTTGCAATTCCACATCCGATATCTAAACATCTATCTTCGCCAACTAACTGCCCTATTTTATTGTACAGATGGTAATACCTAGACATGTCTGAAGAATTTGCAAATAATTTGTCATAATAATCCGATTTTTTTTCAACTTTAGATCGTATAGTTAATACGTTATTATTGGTTGCTAATTCTGCATATTCTAACCATTTAATCCGGTTATTCGGTCCACATAACTCTGCCATAAATTCTATGGCTTCTTTAAAATCTGCGTTTACTTTAATTGCTTGTAAGCAGGCATCCTTGGCCTCATCATTTTTGTTAAGTGCCCAATAACATCTAGCCAACATTAACCAGGCTTCTGCCCATTCGGGGGGCCAATTTGTCCGGGTCAAATAATCTTTATACCAGTAAATTGCAGTAATCCAATCCTTACGATACCAAAATTCCCGCGCCAGATAGAAACATTCACGAATCAGATTAGGATTATTACTTAATTCTTGTTTCAATATCCTTAATGCTCTATCAGGATCGTGTTGATGTGCCTTGCTATAGCCAAAGGTAATTTTTATATCCGACTTGTTATTATCGGTATAACTCAAATAATTATGAATGTTACCTTTCCAATATACTTCTGGGCATCGCTTGAATAATCGAGGAAAATAAAATTGGTCGCCCGTTATATTGGCTTCCATTATACAATTAATAGTTTTTTGATTGTGTGATTCCGCAAATTCTATTGCCTTGCGGATTTTTAGTAGCCCTCCGATTTCGAGAGATTCATCTGCATCAATGCTAAGGATAAAATCGGTATCGGCTTTGGATAAAATAAAATTGCGGGCGGAACAAAATGAATCGTGCCAAACATCCTCGGTATAAATATTATCGGTATATTTCTTTGCTATTTCAATAGTATTATCTTGGCTGCCGGTGTCTGAAATATAGAGTGCATCTGCCTCTTTTATACTTTCAAGGCACTTGGCCAGACATTCCGACTCATTTTTTACAATTAGGCACACACCAATAGTAAGCTTTTTATTTTGTTCCATAAAATATTAAAGCATATATTGCCAATTATAGTTTTATAAAATTGTTCCCAATAAACACGATTCCGATTTGCTAAAGAATTATGTGGTAGAAATAATTAAGCAGCCATAGTCAGAAGAATACGTAGCACCCGGCCCAGTTTGGCCTTGGGGCCCTGTAATACCAATAGTTCCTCGATCCCCTTTACTTCCTTTGGTACCCTGTATGCCCTGAGATCCTAATGTACCTCGATCTCCCTTAGTTCCCTGAATACCTTGAGAACCCAAGGTACCTCTATCGCCCTTACTACCTTTGGTGCCTTGAATTCCGGCAGTCCCTTGTATACCTTGGGACCCTAAAGTTCCTCTATCACCTTTGGTGCCTTGAATACCCTGTTGGCCCAAATATTCTGCCCAAGTAGTGCCACTAGTACAATGATAATACTTATCTTCGTCGTCTACCCATACTATCATACCTTCCAAAGGTGTGTCATAAAGAAAAGAAGTAGCCGCTACATTACAATAAGCTATCTGTCCTACATTTGCGCCATCAGTAAGTAAATACCTATCACCTTTTGCGGCTGCTCCAGTTAAACTAATTAATCCTGCCGCTGTAACTCTGTCCTTCACACTTGGTTGCCAAACAAAATTTTCTAAAACGGGTACTCTGTAACTCATATTAATTCTCCTTTACTCCAAAATAAAAAACTTCAATATGGAATCATAGATTCCAGTTATCTTAGCATTCAAACTATCTTTTACCAATTTTTCTGTAGGATAATGGGTATCATCTGGAGTGGCTTGGAAAGAAGAAACCTTGTTGGTTTTATCTTCCTTCCCATTAATATCCTGAACTCCACTAGTTTTGCGAGTTAATATTGATTTCATTGATTATCCTTATTCGCACAAACCTTCACCAGCAATCTGGATTGAAGTTTTTGTAGATTTTAACCCTTGACGCAAGTCTAAACTTGCGTTCCATTGTAAGTCTATTTTAGCTTTACCTTCGGGAGGTAAAGATGTAGGTGCCGATAAAATTGAAATTTCGGCATTATTTAACGTTACTTTGATATTGATAATTGGGATAAATTTACCTCTATCATCCTTTTCATCGTTTAGAATGTAGACTGACAAATTTGATTGAGTGCCTGCTGGCACTACACCAAATGTAATCTCATCATCTAAAGAGATTTCTTCAGTATATTGGCTGTCTTTATAGAGTTTCATTATTTGTCCTCTTTTTTATTCAAGGATTGTAAATAGTCGATTAATTGGGTTTGTTTTGCCATTAATGCAGCCTTCGCCTTCTGGAACAATCCCGCTTCTTCCGCTTTCTTTAAATTTCTTACTTGGCTCCATGCAACCTTAAATGAATATGCCTCGATTTTCTTGTTGTTGCCGGGAAATTTCTTTTGAGCAGACTTCCATGCAGAATTAAATACCTGCATGAATTTTCGTTGGCCCTCAATTCCTAATTCGGTCTGAACTGCTTGAGGAAGCTCAGCAATATTTTGATATGGGGCTCCAGCAAGTTCCAACTCTTTCTGAGCCCGATCTAATAACCATTTTTTAGCTTTTTTGATATCCCAATCATTCTGCTTATTGAAGATAAAAGACTGGATCTCAACTTTCTCCGAATCAATTCGTTTAGCGACCAAGGCAGAAATTCCTAACTCTGCATCAATAACTTCGGTCTTAAATGATTCTTTGTCACATTCTTTTGGATCGATTTGTCGCACACGAATATAGTTGGTAGTGCTAAAATCTCTCTTCCATTTGGCGACTGAAAAATTCTCCTCAATCTCTTCATCACCATATAAAACATCATCGTCTAAATATTCTCCCTCAGAACTTTGAGGCTGTAAGGATGCTTGCTTAAAATTCATTTTTTCTGGGCCCTGCTTACTTTCGGGCATTTTCTCAACTTTATCGGGATACTGTTTTTGTCTTAATATTTCCTCACCGGTAACATTTTGTTCGTTGTTCTGGGTAATCTTCGCGTACATAAAATATTCGTCCCCTTGCTTGGATTCCCTTAAACGATACCGTCTTTCCAACTCATAATCAACTTGTCCCTTAGAAGTAATAAAATCAGCAGTCTCATTAGAAATCAATCCTCTATCCGACATACTTCTCATCATTGTACAGAAAGCATCCGACATAAATTCCGTAACCGGCTTATAGCCAACAATCCACTTCTTAGAATTAGATTTAGTCGAATTTACATTCTTCTCTTTAATCAACGATATTAAATCATTTAAAATTGCGGCGAAATCTTTAATCCCAGTATTAACTTCTTTCATAAAAACTAAAGGCGATAATACACTTTCTCTTCGGCTTGCGGACGAAATATCCACGACCTCTACAAATCCGAACCCTGCCAATATATTCTTCTCAGCAGAAGTAAATAAAGCCTGTTTAAACATAGGTTCAACTTCGGGAATAATCTGATTAATTTTCTCACCAAAATTCCCGACCCTTAATGGCATTTTATTCGATAACTGCAATCCATCGTTCCCATTAACATCAAATCGATTTACTTTATCCATCATTTCTTGTAAATCATTTTTGATTACTTTTAATTCTTCTTTACTCCAAGTAATCCCGGCCTTTAATAAATCGGGATCCCCCTCTAAAACCTGTAGCATATAAGGTATAACTTTTTCAACAAGATTTATTTCCTTGTCTTTTAACATATCTATAATTTTCCAGTTTTTATAAATGCCACGTCTAAATAAAAATGGTACTGGATATTTATCGAAAATTCTAACCCCGGGCTTATATAAGAAGTGAGATTCTGCTTCAATTGGTTCTCTATCCTTAACATCTGAACCTATAAAATAATCGTAAGCAAATAAATCCTGTTTGCCAGTTTTTTCCTTGTCCTCTGCATACACACTTCCACCATCTGCAAAAACCATAGAAACAGGTAAATTTATACCATCAATTTCTTCCCATTTAAGAATCTTCAATACTGGGAAGGATGCACATTTCCATAATTCTTTATAATACTCTTTCTGTAATCCTCTTAAACCAACTTCAATACCCATACCTCGATATTCTTTGTTAATTTTCTCCAACCAATTTTCATTTAAGGTTTTGTCTAAGGCTTGGGTATCAGTATCAATAAACATATCAACTGTAGCGCAACCAACCATAAAATCGCATAAAGAATCTACAATCCCCGAAGTATCAGAAGAAGTCATGGCTAAAGCCAATTTGGCCTGGGCATGGAATTCCGTTTCCATCATCACAGACCTAAACAATAAATGATACATTAATGATGCTAAATTTTGCACAATATACTCCTTTTAACGGCAATTATTGCAAACCGCTATTTCTTTTGCTATTTCAGATCCTTTAGTTACAAAATCTTTTAAGATTTCATATTTTAATGTTAAGAGTTCTGCCTTTGCTAAATTGCGTTCCTCAATAGAATTGAAATTGCTTACCGATTTTTTATGAGTGAGGGGATGTTTGGTTACTAAATGGTAATAAATTTTGTTGCGAGTTTTGATAACTTTGCGAATTATTGGTGTATAATCTTCGACTATGCTGGTGCAAGATTGACACTTGTAAGACATACAACCTCCATTTTAAACGCCCGTTTTACAGTGGCGTTTTTGTACTTCTGATTCCGGCGTTGAAAAGCCGGCGAATTCTATTAGGAATTCTGCGATGGAAAAAACTTCGATACTTTGATATAAATGGTCTTCTTTTGCTATACAAACAAAAACCACTCCATCTGATCGGACCATCGATACTACTTTTTGAATTTGCTCATCAAATTTATAATCTAGAGGCATAAACAAAAATCCATTATAAGCCAAATGGCAGAATCGTTCATGAGCCCAAAATTTCATTTTCTCGAATCGCTTGATTAGTTGGTGATTCTCGTCCCGTTTAGGTTTTCCATCATCGTCAAGAACATAACCGACTTCAATGTTCTCATTAAATGAAACCCGGATTAATTTTTTATTATCAATTTCAGGGTCTGCCTCTAAACTATTTAATATGCTACGGCCACATCCATCAGTACTATCTATCGATATATACGGTGCCTTAAATTTCTCATATAAAAATTTAAAAATTGGTTCTTGCTCAACATTAGTAAGCCCACGTAAAGTTATATTATAAAGATATCTCCATTTCTTATTTACTAACGCCCATACCATAATTTCTGTGATTCCAATATCACTAATATCGGCAGATACTATTATTTTGTCGGCATTGGGTGGTCGATCTACGATAATTCTATGTTTGTAAAGAAAAAAATTCTTTTTATTTAATTCATAGTTCTTTATTGTATTGGCTTCGTCTAATTCCCCGTTAGCTTTATGCGGATACACCAAATCCCGCAACCTTTGCATATCAAAAGCTACTTCGGTATTTTGAATAACTTCTCCATCCACATATATCTTGAACGGAATACTTAATTCTCCACCATATTTTTTAATAGCATTTTGTCTTTGTTTCAAATTAAAGTCGGGATTTATCATCTGTGGAAGATTTAATACTCTTCCTTTTTTTCTATTCTCAACATCATAAAACTGTTTACCTGCTGGGGATAAATCCGTAAAATCGGTCATTCCACTTACTCGAAATACCGTTCCGGCAGAATGAATTGAATCTTGCCGTTTTTCATAAACTATATCTGACTCTAAACTAGCTTCTTCGACCACAAGCCGTTTGAAATGTTTTTGCAAAAACTGGTCGCCTGCTCGGGTTCCACAAGCGACATTCATGTTTACACTTTGTAAAACCGTTCCTAATTTGGTGGTAATATAATAACTACGATCAATAGAAGCAATAAAATGCTCCAAAATTGGATGACTTTCAAAAGCTTTAACAATGGGTTCTAGTGCACCTTTTAAATGCCCCATATCAAAAGAACTGAACCCCATCGATTCGTTGACGGCAAATAAAATATAGAGGCAGGAATCTATTTTCGAAATAAAGGCGGTCTTGCCGTAATTCCTAGCCGCAAAATTATAAATCGAACCACAATTACTCCGCATTTCCATTTTTTCTTGTTCGGATAAATTAGTGCCCTCTAAGGCCAAACCATACTCATGTGATAGCAATGGAAATTGACCTAAGCGAGTCTTAACAAATTTATCCTCGGAGAACGATGTAAGGTTATCTACACTTGAAAATAAAGTTTCAGCGAGTGCGATACTGTCGGTCATCGTTTCGATCATACGACGATCTTCGTCGGTCAAAATAATTTTAGGTTCAAGCATAATTATATTTAGTCTTCTGAGCCGGCAAAGAGGTCCTTCAAAAATTGAGGTATCTCAACTTCACCGAATTGAGTATTGCAATTTAAGCATCTTCCATTAAAAAGAGTATGCTCTTGTTTACATCCTTTACATCTTCCGAAGCGATAATCGTTGTCTTTTTCTTTACACATCAAATTACTCCATTAATTGAGATTATTGTAAAAGGTAAAAATCTATAAGATCGTTATAAACTTTCCCAGTAACACTATCAGTAGCTAATTTAACAGTCAGCATATGCTTCCCATTCAATAAACCAGAAACATCAAATTCGCCATTTACCAACTCATAAACTAAAGACGAAGTTTCAACAGTCAGCCGAGGGGCAACTTCTGAATCAACAAATACTTTTAAATATCCAGTATCACCACTTTCTTGAACTTTCAATGAGGCGATTACTCTAACTTTTTTAGGTGCATATTTGCCCGTAACTTTAGATAAAGCAGTTTCAATAATTCCCACATCAGCAACACCAATAACACACTGCTCCTCTTCTCCACCAACATAAGGTGTGGCTTTAACATCATCCTCACATTTAGCTAAGGTTACTAAACCATCTTTTAATTTTTCCACATCATCAATGCGACCCAATTTGACATTCGGGAGTTCACCAGTAACTTTTAATGTAGCCAAATCCACCCCACCATCGGCTATTTTAGATCCACCAACGGCCCCATCTTTAATTTTTGCAGCTTCTACTGCATCATCCGCTAATTTATCAACATTAACTGCACCATCGGCTAATTTTATTGCGGGCAATTCGCCCACAACTTTAACTGAGGCCAAATCAATAGCACCATCAGCTAACATATCCGCGTTAATTGTTCCTGCCGCAATGAAGGCAGTTGAAACTTTTCTTAGATTTAACATTTTATTTTTCCTCCGAAAAATTTTTTATCCTATTGCCCACAATCTAATTTTTCCGTGGGACTTCAAATATATCTTATTTCTTTCAATCTGATTAAATGGCAATGCTTCACCGGCATATAAAACTCCGTCCACTTTGTTGCCATCCCAACTAAATAAAAGAACATTTGCCGAATCGTTTGATATTTGCACATTAGAAGCACTGAATCCAAACTCAATTAATTGCCATTGAGGGCCTTCTAAGTTATTTTCATCATACATTTCAAAAAACCAATTGGTGCCTAATGCCTGTTTGAGTTGCAAAAGTTGAGAAGCTACATTTAAGCCTTTATAAGAGGCATTGGTATCAACTTGCAGATTTTTTAGCAACTCATTATTAAGTTCCATCGGATTCTCTATCTGTAGATTCCATTAAAGGGTCTATATTCTCAGTGCAATAAAGCTTGCGTTCTAACCATTTTCCATAAGAGTCATCCTGGCATTGACTGCCAAGTAAAACTTTGCATACATCAAGTAAGGTTATTTTGGATTCTTTATATAAGTTCCACAGCCAATCATTAGCTAGAATTTTATCCCTGAAAAAACTGTGTTTGAGAACGTCGTATGCCTCTGGGCGAAGGAGAAATAATAATGGTTTCCCGCAACTTGGACACTCCTTGTATTTGGAAACCTGGTTCAGTTCTTCGCTCCAAATTTTCATTTTTTTCAACCATTGATTCCACTCAACCAATGGATCGTTCTTCTTCTTCTCTTCCGATAGTCCCAACAATTTTTTAATTTCAATTACTTTAGTGGTAAGTTCGGCTAACGATCTCAATTCATTAATTGGCACCCTGGGATTTGTACCATTTCTCTGTGCATCTATGGCTTCCCTATTAAGAAAAGTTTGAATTCTATGAATCTGGGTTTCAAAATTAATACATGATTTCAATAAATCTTTATCCGATTCATTGGTAATATTATTTCCAGTAATATATTTATTAAAAAGAGTTAACGCAAAGGCCGCCTCTTCAGAACCAACCCAAGTACCGACCTCATTAGTAACCATTTCAATAATCGTGGGTTCTGCCGGAGTTGCATTAACAATGGTTCCATATTTCATATTGAATTTTTCTTTCGCCACTCGCTCAAATTCTTCTACCGGCAAATTTGCAAAGGCCGGGAACACTTTTAATTTGGCTTTATAAGATTCAAAACTAATATGGGCTTTTTCGATTTTTTTCTTCATTTTAAACTTAAATAGTGCAATGGGTTATATAAAATAAAAAAGCCACTAAATATGCAAATTGGCATAGTTTCTTCCTATGCTAATTCACAGATCAAGTGGCTTATACCTATTTAACTAAGTTTAACCCGGATACCGGAAACTCAATAATGCTAAATAGTAAAGTATTTGTCTGTTAGTTTGAACTCAATTGTAAAATCCTGTAAGAGTATGGTTAAAACCCGATTTTCCATCGGGACCCTAATTTAGTTTATGGTTGTTTTACCAGATTAAACTACCACACCTTACGGTGCAGGATATTTAAGAACCGATTACGCGATGCCCTCGGTTCGGGCCTCGAACCCTCTTAACCATAATGGTTTGGGCAATCCCCATATTATGTAGTGATTACCCTAAAGTTTTAATATCCTTTGTCCGAATATCCACCTGTGGTGGGTTTAAACCAAGGATTTCGTTCTGCAAACCAAGAATCTTTTTCCATGAAATCTGCCTCCAAATTTAACGGGTTCTTTGGGGAGGACAACCCGTAAGACTCTGCAAATTAACCTAATCTACTCCTTTGGTTAATTATTCCAAAGTATCCTATTCGATTAAGCCTATCTTTTGACTACTCCCCTTCCTCAGTGGCGACCTGAATAGGAACGGTTCGGGTTTCGTCGGTATAATATTTCCGGCATAAGCCGGTACTACATCAAGTCCTCAGCCTAAAGAGTAGGCACCCAATTTTCGAGATTGGGGATCAGAACCGGGTTTTGGCAAGACCTGACTTAGGAGGTCCCGTTATCTTGCCGAGGTGAGACTAAAAACCACCTTTGCGGTGGCAGAGGATAGTTTTATGGAACCCTTGGAAAGAATCCCTAACTATCCTTGGTTGATTATAACCCTCTTTATGCTTACCACTTACAAGTGGCAGATAATAAAGAAGGAGCAAATAATTGAGGACATCATACATCTATGAAAGATAGCATATTTGAGGGAATATCCCTGCCGAAATCTTAGACAATAGACACTCTATATGTCCTCATTATAAGTATACCACATGAAACCTTAATTTACAAGTATTTTGCCCATTTATTTTCACCAATAATAAACCTAAGTGCTATATAAGGTTAGGTGGAAAAGAACACATGGTAGTGAAAAATAGTTTATTTAAATATTACTGATTATTGATGTAAAGTGATTTTTTTGGCTTGAAAATTGTAGTTTACAAGGATTATCTCTTTAATCTATCAGTTCCCTCCACCGTCACATTCCCCTGCGATTTTGGTAATTCTCCCACATATGCACAAGGCCACGGAAGGCCGCAGACAACACAATAACCATGCAATTTTCCTTCTTGTGGGTTATGCTCACCCCCACAACAAGCTCGGTGAGCTATGGTCTGAGCAGTTCGCTCAATTAAGTTCCCTTGTGATTTCAGGGCGGAGAGTTCGTTGGATAAATCTATAACATTTTTCGCGTTTGCTCTTGCTTCTTTCCACGCTTCTGTTTCGTCTAATAATCGTTTTACATCTGCAAGCTCCGTATCCTTGGCGGAGAGTTCGGATTGGAGCTCCGCAATCTCATCATGCAACTCATCCACAATCCCCACATGAGCAATCAGGGCGGCATCGAGAGATTTGTTCCAACTCTCTTGTTGTGGTGTTAACATTGTTTCTGGCGGTCTAATTTTCTCTTGCGAGGGCCAGTCCGATGATGCTGATAGGACGGCTTCGGTGAAGGAGAGTAAAATATTTCCATCATCAGATACAATAACCGTCTTATTACCTTTACAAGCTGGACAAGTTATCTTTGCTGATGATGACACACTCTCTGGGTTATCAATGGTTCCTAATCCCCTACAACTTGGACAAACAATAGGATATGTTCTCACTTCCGCACCTCTCTTTTTAAATATGGTTAAAATAATCCTCACTTATAGTATAACATAAGTTTACTTAGTTTGCAAGTTTTGTTCAGAAAAATAATATACCATTAAATCTCATTTCTCCAAAATCCCTAGAAATTCATAAACCATCAAAATTTACACACCTTATATATACGCCAATTTATATCTTATTTTTTTCACCCTATTATATAGAAAATATGTTATTTGTCTTTATTGATTATTTACCTATGTTACATAATATACTCTCCCTAGAGGGAGAGTTAATAGTTTAATTAAGGGATCTCTTTAATAGAGATCCCTATTAACTCTTTTAGTTATATTATTGAAAAGCATAATATAACTAGGTATTTCTAATCGAAATACCACTTCTAGCTTTTTAAAATTATATAAATAAAAACAAGTAAAGATTTAATAATGGAGATAATAAAGTAGATGATATTAAAGTGATAATAAGCGTCGGCCTCAAAGCTGAATAAACCCAATATAATTTATGGGTGCCTTCCAGGATTAGAACAGGTACCTGCTAAATCCAACCTACCCGGGGTAGCTACTATCATTTCATACAATTCTATGTATAATAATCTACAACAATGAAGCTATTAATAAGCTTAATCAACTCATACTAATTTAGTATTAATTAGGAGTTTAATAGTAATTGAGCTTGATAAAGAATAAATACATAACAAAATTGATAAGTTAATGTATTGTTGGGTAATTACTGAATAGTACTTATTAGTAATTAACCGGTAATTAAAATACCATATTGTAGATTCCACGGAATGGTTTGATATAGGTTGATAAGGTTTGAATAAATAGTGATAATAAAATCAAATAAAGCATAAAATAACCCAAATGCCCAAATTAAGGCATAGGATAGGCAAGGTTGCATTATTATTAAAAAGAGTATGGATATGGCTTAAAATAATTTAAATGGCAAGGACAAGCCTTAGAACGATAATTTGAGGCATTGTAGTAACCATAATTAAAGTTTGGCATAGGAATTCCAGGAAGTATAATAATTAAGATTAGATTAAATAGCATAATTAATTGTCAGATAGATCAATAATCATAATAAAATGAGCAATTAATTGGAGAAAATAATGTAAAGGATGTTAAAGATTGCATAAGGATGGTAAGTAAAAGTAGATAAAAGTAAAGAATGTTAAGGTTAGCATATTGGTAGGGAAAGGATAGGATAATATACACCATAAATAAGGCTATAAAATAGATTAAATACTGTAAGAGGCGGAGTCTTGCAAGGTTGGAAAATTTAAAGTAGAATATGAGTATGGAATGAGTATGGTAAGGTTGGATAAATGCCGATAATTGGATGATTATTCATCGATAGAGTATAACCGTGGTATGTATTTTGAGGCAGATCGGCGGGCTTGCTAAAACGGACCCGCCGGGGGTAGGGTATAGGTAAACTATTGCAGTATAACATAATAGAGTCTTATAATCTAATAGAGATTATAATACAAACATGACTTTTTTCCACCACCATTTTTTAATGCAAATGATTGATAAATTATACCTATAAATTACAATAGTAAGTATGTTTTATACTCACTATTTAAGCATAAGTAAGTAGATAAACTACTTACTTTTTAAGCATAGTTTGCCCCGTTTACTACTCATTAATAGAGGATATTATACCTGTATAATTAATGTTTCTAATCAATCTATTTAATGTTATTTATTGTGATATTTTAGGTTAGTTATAACAATAAAAAAGCCTAAGTAATTAAACTTAGGCTTTCTTTTGACTCTGTAAAGGGGAAGGTTAACGCTCATTTTATGGTTGAGTAACCAGTTATTTTAGTCTGATACTTCCTATCCTTTACAGTTAAAGTATACATCATACTTTACTATTTGTCAAGAAAATAACCAACTTTTCTTAGGCTTACCAATTAGATACTATTAGGCCTCTTATTATCTATTACACCTAGGAATAAATGCTTTTACTCTTGCATGCCTGTATACTTGACTATAACCATGCAAATACGCGTCTTCATGAGCCTTAGTACTATTAGGATAAATTTTGCCGTTCAATTCCCCGAATTGATAAACTGTTTTATTATGCAACTTACGCGGAATAAATACCGATAGTTCCGCTTGGCCGTCAGGTAAACACCCAGTTGTACTACTTACGCTCCATTTACCTTGTGTTACTATTATGCTTGAATTATAGGGGATCATTTTAGCACCTCCTCTTATTGAATAGTTATTAATAAATTTTCGATCCTCCTGTTAAATTAGCCCTGCTATTCTTGCATTAGTCAAGTCAATTAATTCTTGATCTGTAATAAGTTTCATCATGTAAGATTTTTCAATAGTAATCTTACGGTGACAAATTGCCCATAAAACCAACTTATGTTGTAATCGTTCAACGCTCAAATTTTCTAAGATATTATTTTGAACCATTTTAAGCCTCCCTTTTTTCCTTCGGTTGCTTTTACCTTCTACAATTAAAGTATACCCTATTTTTTCTATTTGTCAAGCTTAAAATTAATAATAATTCCATTATTTTTGTAAACTTATAAACAAGGTTGCTATTTTACCTTGACATTTCAGAAATTCTCTGTTATACTCAAGCTACAGTAAGCACCTTGTGCAATTGTGCAAAATACACTTTAAAAAATATTTTAAGAAGTATGAGGATATTGAAAACATCCCTATATAGAAACATAAAAATTGGCAATGGAATTTTGATTATATGCTTAAACAATAAATTACAAATATTTTCTTGACAAAATTGAAAATGCAGGTTATACTTTAAACACAAGGAGGAATAAAATGGATATAAAAGAATTACAGAAAATCATCCCTGAAGCGCAAACAGTAAAAGATAATTTTGGCGGAGATTATTATTTTATCCCCGCTGAGATATTGAGCAAGCGGAAAGCTTGGAATAAATATTCAAAACTTGGTTTTATTCCTTGTTTAAATAGGCAATATTTGCAAAAAGGAAATATATATCTATACAATAATACTCTAAAGAATTACTTGGTTATTAACATTTCTTAAAAGGAGGCTTATGTATATCAAAATGATTATATCTATTGCAGGTGGCAAGATCAGAGCGGTCAAAAAGTTTCGAGATGGCCAAGGTATAGCAGTATTATTTAAGGAGTCTTCCGGCAATGTTGCAGTAATGACTAAACAAGGGAAAATAAAATTTTGTAATATTAACCAAGCAAATATGTTTTTAAGGAGGCTATAAAATGAAACAATGTAAACTATCACAAGAAACCCAGGCAATTTTAACCGCAATTTTGATCGAAATTGAGCATGTAAGAAACCAGGCCAACGAACGCCAGGACTTCCCACCTTCAGATTATCCTTACCGGCCTTGTCAAGCAATCATCGCCGGCCATCTAGGTTTTGAAAACCGGAACGAATGGCATACCACCGAATTTTTAGGATTTGAGGCTAAATTATAAAACAAATCTCCTTGACAAAATAACATCTATATGCTATACTTCAAATGTATAATGTAACAAACCTTAGTAAGCCTGTTAGTCAGGCGGGAGGTAATTATGCAAAGGAAAGTATAAAGCTCTTATTTTACCGGCAGCCGGGAGTTAAGCATTAATAACAGATAAATCTTGTGCGGAGCCTTTAAGGGTGATGATAGACAAGATATTGATCTAAGCCTATACTCCCGGCCTTTTTAAATTAAGGATATTATTTATAGGGAATTGTGGCGTGGTAGCCTGTCTTCCTGGTGGAATAGAAACTGTTCAATTCAGTTTCGAGGTGCAATGACCAGTTGCCTTTCCTTCTATAATTGGGGATATAAATAGGGGGGTTAATGATGGAACGAAGAAAAAGGAAAAAATCAATATTTACACCTAATGATTTTGTAATGATTAAACAACGCGAGCTAGATAAAATGGAAATTAAACGTACTAAAGATCAGCAATCTATATCTAAGGAATTTATAATAAGTTTAGATAAAAGCCCTATAGTAAAATTGGCTTATATGAGAATGTGCTTAGACTTTTCTTTGCCTATACCAGTTAATCGATGGGTTGAATTTGTAGATTTATTGGTATTGATTAGGCAGAAAATAATTGATCATCATTTACAATCGCAAATGAAAGATGTTTTTCAAACCGTTTAACTAAGGAGGCTCAAATGAAAAAATATGAATTATTAAAAAATGACAGTATTGAAGTTAATGGAAAAAAGTTATTCGGATTAAAGCTTTAATTTCTTTTGGCTTTGTTGCAAAGGGAGACTTAGGGGGTTATATTGAATCCGAAAACAATTTAACACAATACGGTGGGGCTTGGGTGTCCGGTGAGGCTTCGGTGTACGGTAATGCTTCGGTGTCCGGTGAGGCTTCGGTGTACGGTAATGCTTCGGTGTCCGGTAAGGCTTCGGTGTACGGTAAGGTTCGGGTGTACGGTGAGGCTTGGGTGTTATTTGGCTATATAAACGGAAAATTTACTCTCAAATATTCTTTAGCTATGCAATTGGGATTATGTTTTGTTAATGAAAAAGTAATATTGTATAAAAGAGTAAACAAAATATCCAAAGGAAAATATAGCTCGTGCCATGATAGGAATTTTGTTTATGAAGATGGTAAGGTTGCTATTGCTAAGAATCCCGATATATCAGATGCTTCTTGTGCTTCCGGTTTGCATTTATCATTAGCATTATATTGGGAATTGGGGGATACTTTAATTGCATGCGAAGTGAAAGAAGAAGATGTAATAACAATTCAACAAGGAAAAGTAAGATGTAAAAAATGCAAAGTAATTGGAGAAGTTACTTTTTAAGTATTACTCAAACAAGGAGGACAAAACAATGAAATATGACATTCTGTTATCTGATTTAAAAAGCAAAGCCAAGAAAAGAGTGATGGAACAAATTAAAACTGAAAGGGAGCAGTTAGTTTGTCCTACATTATTGGGAGCCAAAATTGTAATTGGCATGACGTGTGAGCCTTATGATTTTCTATATTTGAAAGGATAACATGAAAAAATTATACTGTATAAGAAATAATAACAGAATAATTATTAAAACTGCCTTGACAAATAGAAAAAATAGGGTATACTTTAATTATAGGAGAGCCGGACATTAGGCCGGGTCCAAAAAACGGGAGGGAAATATGACAAGATATGAATACGAAGATAAAAATGGGGATTTTTTCCCGCTCAACGCCACTACCGATAGTAGAGCAAAAAAAGAAGCTAAAAAATATAAAGACGTAAAAAGAATAATTGCCTTACGGGAATCTGACGGCCAAAGATACACATTGTAAATAATAACTAATCTCTTCACCCAACTAGGAGGTTTAAATTGGAACAGTAAATTTTAAAAAGAGGATAAATGGGTATATCAAGAACAATTCAAATCGGAGGGCAAATAACATGGAAAAAAAATTCCCATTTAATTTAAGAAAAATTCATCCCGGCATTGATTGGGTAATGAGAGCTGTAGCAGGTAAAAAAGAAGAACGCGAGGCTCTTAAATGTGTTTTGTACGAGGAAAATACTTTGGTTGCCTGTGATGGCAAACGACTGCATATTTTAAAGGATGATGAGTTAAGCGGGGTTTTCCCGGAACCTGGGTTATATGAAATTATTACAGCAAAAGACAACACAATTTTGCGCAAAAAAGAGGATTTAGAATTTCCTAAATATAAGCAAGTTATCCCAGAAACATCGAAGACGGAATTAAAATTGTTTATAGAGGATGATACTTTAAGTATTAGTAAGGCGATAATAATATTAGGCCGCTTACGCTTAGATTGGGGAATTAATTTTGATTATGTTAAGGCTTTAGCAAGTGATCAATGGGAATTAACTTGTGATGTAGAAAAATCAAATGGGTATAAATTAACTGCTGGAAATAAAATAGCAGTAATTATGCCTATAAACATGAAGGTAAAGGATTAATATGGCTACAATCTTTTTAGAATTATTGGTAATCTTGGCTATATGTTATTTATGTATGCCAAAAAAGCCACAGGAAGCTCCAAGCGGGGCTTGTTTTGATGGGGGTGTAATAACTATGAGACAAACTTCCGGGGCTCCCAAAGAGATTAAATCTGGTATTGATACAACTTTAATTAAGCCTTATGATAAGCCTGTAAAAATCTATATATACCGGCCTCAGACGTTAGATCAATTTATAGGACAAGAACAGGCAAAGGATGAGATAAGATCCTTTGTCAAGGTTGTGCAGGAATTGAAACCCAATTCTCACCTTTTAGTTTCCGGTTGGGCAGGAACCGGAAAATCGACGATAGTATATGTTCTAGCTAATTTATTGCAAGCGAAAATGTTTTATCGAACACCTCAACAATTAATGGATAATGATGCAGTAATTGAGATATGCAATAAGATAGGAGAAGCAAAAGAAAAACAAGTAATTTTGTTTTTGGATGAGATTCACGGTTTAGATTCAAAGGTTGCAGAAACCCTCTATATGGTGATGGAAGATTCGAAATTAGCAGGGGTTGATATTAGACCTTTTATATTGGCCGGGGCAACAACAGAATTAAATATTTTACAGAAAAAATTAAGCCCTTTGGTTGATAGATTTTCTACGAAAATAGTTTTAGATAGGTATAGCTCTGAGGATCTTTATAAAATCATAACCCAATATAAACGGCAATTATATCCCGAGATTAAATTGGAGGATGAGGATTTAAGGACTATATCAAAAAATGCCAAACGAACGCCAAGAATTGCAATAGGGCTATTAATGAAAGATTTGGTAGAAAAAGATATTGATAAAGTAATGAACCAAAGCGGGATTATAGTTGATGGTTTAACTAATATTGATATTAGGTTGTTACAAGTATTAAAGGATAATATTAAACCTATGGGGGCCGAGGCCTTGGCCCAAAGAGCATCTATACCCACGTCAGATTATTTAGTTGTTTATGAACCATTTTTAGCTGCGGAAGGTTACATCAATCGAACCCCTCGCAGGGTGCTCGGGGACAAAGGGAAACAAATTTTAGAGCAATTAGGGAGTTAAAAGGAGGTAATAAAATGAATAAGAGAGAAGCAATTTTAAACGCAAAGTTGTTGTTGAAAAGAATGAAAACTTCGGGCTGGCAGATAAGAGTTTAGGAAAATTTAGGATGGCATTATGTTCTTACTAATCAAAGTGTCAGGATTGATAATGAGCATAGCAAACAGACTACGGCCATGCTTGCTCCTCATTATTCTTTTTGGGAAGTAATCCACCATAAGGATCCTAACGAGGCGGTTAAGATATTATTAAATCGTGCCCAAGAAGTTGCACTTGAGCATCTGGACATTGTTTTATCTGGTAAAAAGATAAGATAAGGAGAAATAAAATGAAGATCAACAAACAACTCAAAGACGGCAGTATAGAATCAATCAAGCAATGGTTAGCTCATCAAGTTATTTTTAAGCATATTCCAAACAAGAAGGCACTCACTAATCAAGTCAATCGAATTATTGCAATCAAGCGTAAACGAAATTCAATCTATGCCCAGAAATTAATTGATAGTCCCCTATTTATTTTATCCTTGAAACAAACGAGGATCGATGTTAAACGGGACCAATTAACAGGCAGGCAAATTCCTTTAACTTGGAGTAAGAACATCTCAAAGATCGCCCGGTATGTAAGATTAAATGAGCCTGGAGGCTTACAATGGCAGATATAGATTTATTTAGAGATTGGTTATTATTGAATCGATTTTCAGTTACCCGCTACGCGGATAATATGCGAGTTTATTTCCGTCAAGAACCAATCTTTGATGAGGTTAGTTTTAACAGGTTTATTTTAAAACAAAGGCTTAATCATTTGCCTGGCACTCTAAACAATTATATTAAGGCGGCTCAAGCATATAGTAAATTTGTTGGGGTACAGTTTAAATTGCCTCAGTATTTTGAGGTCACTGATAAGTTACCTGCCTATATGTCATTTGAATTTTTTGAAAAGGAGATTATACCCGCACTACCTTTGATGTTTGAGCATCAACATTTAAAGATTAAAGCTCTATTATATTTTATGTTTTTTTGCGGTCAGCGTAAACACGAAATTGAGGTTATGAAACGTTCGCAAATAAATTTTAAGGAGGGTACATTTTTAGCTTACAATTTAAAATCAAAGAATGAAAGATTAATACCATTGGCCTTCAAATTGATACCTATATTGAAGGAATATTTTGTTCAAGAACCAGAGGTTAATAATGCTTTCAATTTGGGAGGAGGTTCATTGCAGTATATCTTCGATAAGTTAAAAACTAACTGGCCGGATAAACATATACATCCTCATATGTATAAACATTCTTGTGCTATTCATTTGCAAAGGAATGGATTTACTACGAGGGAAATTCAACATGTTTTGGGGCATCGATCAATTTTGACAACTGCGAAGTATGAACGAGTACACTTGGAATTTTTGCAGAAGAAATTCAACCAACTTTAAAAGGAGGAATAAAATGAGAGATTTATTTAAGTTTGTATTGGTTTTAGTTTTATCTTTGCTTCTTACGATATGGCTTTATGTTTTTTCCTTTGGTTGTGTCGGAGTTGATTGTGTCAAAGATTCAAATGTATTTGATTCCAATGATGGAAAAGCAGGCGATATTCTTGCTTACTGCGGAGAAAAAGGAAATGATTCAATTGGAATTTGGACAGACCCGAAAGACATTACAGCATTAAGAGGAGAAGACGGTTCTGATGGTTATACGCCGATTAAAGGTGTAGATTATTTCGACGGAGTTGATGGTGTAGGCATGGATGGTATTAATGGCTATACCCCAGTCAAAGGCATAGACTATTTTGACGGTTTGAATGGTAAGGATGGCGTTGGGAAGGACGGGGCTAACGGAAGTGATGGCAAAGACGGGGTAGGTAAAGATGGAACCGATGGCAAGACTCCTATAAAGAATGTTGATTACTTCGATGGGTTAAATGGTATCAACGGAACGAATGGAAAGGACGTTGACCCTAAGCTAGTAAATGCGCTGACAGAAAAAAATAACGAGCAAGATAATAGGATTAACAGTGTTGAAAAGCAAGTTAAAGGATTATCACAAACACAATATAATATCAGAACAGAATTAAAGTTTATTAGGCAGAAGCATTTGGAAATGGGAATATATGGGGTTTACAATACTAATAGACGAATTTGTTCCGAGGTTGGAATCAATGTGGTTATTCCGGTGGGAGAAGGATACCAAGACAAAGAAAACAAACGGATAAATAGGCGGCTGTCTAATATAGAAAAGCAAATAAGCAATGCCGTAGTACTTGAAAAGGTAATTGATAAATCTGGCAAGGTTTTAAGTATGGGTATAAGCTCGTTAAAAGTAGAAAAAAGTTTTTAAGTATAAGGAGGTAAATAATATGTCAAATATTGATGGTATCGACGAATGGCTAAGATCCGAATGTATTGATTTTTTAAGCAATAGAAATATTTTAGACTTATATGTAATGCCCATAGAAGAATTAAGAAAACAATGCCGAAGGGTTAAAGGGATAGGTATAGAGGCTAAAAGTGCCTCAAAATAGCCTTTAGAGTACCCTACAATCGATTATTATTGATTGGTAAGGATAATCTATGGCAACTCAAAATAGGAATATAATTAGTCTCAAACTTGCAAATTGAGAAATATTGTGTTATACTATGAGTACAGGGATATAATCCCGATTAGGACTATGGCGGTATGCAGGCTTTACCTAAAATAACCGCATCGGATTAGTACGATTAGCATAACTAATTATTGTTATGGGCCGAGTAATGGATGACAAAAAGGAAGTTCCATCGAGGTTTTAAGTATGGGTATAAGCTCGTTAAAAGTAGAAAAAAGTTTTTAATATTGGGGGGGATTAAGAGAAGAGCTTTAGTGAAATTGAAGCTATCTCATTTAGCCGGAAAGCAAGAGCAAAATTACGGATTGAGCCGTCCAAGAATATAAATCCGCATAAAGCTTGGTAAATCTTGCTAATCCCCTCTTTTAAATAGTAATTAATGCTATACTTTAATTAAGATTAAATGGGGAAGATATGTGAATTGGGCTAAACTCTGAGGATACGCAGGATGTAGGTTCGAGTCCTGCTCTCCCCCAAAATTTAAAGGAGGAATAAATGTTTAATTTTTTAAAGGGATTATTTGAACAACCACAACAGAAAAAGAAAGAACCAGAAGAAGTTTTTTGTAATAATTGTTGCCATAATTATTGTGATGAATGTAGACATGAAAATAATCTTCGAAAGAGAAGAACGCCTCAAGAACTTTTTTATGATTCTATAAAAACTCAAGATGAACTTAATGTAGACAACAAGTGTTTGTGGTTTGAAAAGAATTCCTGCTATCCCTATTAAAGTACAGCGCCGGAGGCTGGAACGAAGTCTCCTGCTTGGAGAAAGCCTCGGAGGTATATAGAGACCTAATAGGGCAGTTGAAAATATGATCGATGGGCTTCATATGAAGCCAGGTAATAACCAATTATAAGGAAATTTATGATAGTCGGAATTAATTTGGCCGATAGCTTAGAGTGCAACAAGGTTGTTATTATTATTAAATTTTTGGGCCGGGATATTACTATTACAGGGAGAAAAGATTTTATTAACCTATAATCCTAATTTTATCAAACAATATAGGAGATACCATGAGTAAAGAATTTTTAACTTATAATAATCCGGTATTTGAGTTACAAAGAAAGGAATAAAAATGATTAAACCAGGCTTAGGTGGATTTTTAATTTTCAAGAAAGATATAGAGAACAAAACAGTGCAGATTAAGCATTATAAAGGTATGCAGGAATTCTGGGTATATCGAACAAAGAAAACCAAGTCTGATATTTATTTGGCGAATGGCAAAAAATTTGAGCATGAAGGTAATGTAGAGTTATTTTGCATTATTACTTGCAAAGAAAATGACTCAAATATGATCGAACAAGATAAAGGATATTTAGTACACGGGATTAAGTTTACAAATCAGGAAACTCCTGATTTGGATAATTATTTAAGCAAGACTAATAGACACCAATAAGGAATCAAATGAATATAAATTACGATAGGGTGGCCTTTGGTATAGTAATGTTGGGAATTGTTTGCTATTTAGGTATAATGATAGCATTTTTAATTGCTATTGGATTACAAGTATAAGTGAGGGATGTATGGACGCTCTATCAACATTAAATCCAAAACAGCGTAAAATATACCTCGAACTTTTGCGTAATTTAATTACATTCCAATTACCGGAAGCTGTTCAACAATTAGGATTAGAAGGGGCGGAAGAATCTGTATTAGAATTAATTGAGCAGAAGAAAATTATTGTTGCTTATAATGGTGAGACTAAAAGATGTTGGTTAGAAATGACCGAGGAGATTAAATGGTAGATAAAAAACGGATTAAAAGAATTATAGGTAAGATTGAAAAATTATGGTTGTCAAATCCAGATTTTAGATTTGGATCGTTGATAGTAAATATGGTTAATTTTTTCAATCAAGATGATGCCCAGATGAATATTGCAACTATAGAGGATTGGGATTTGGAAGTAATTTTAGATAAGGTTGAGGTTGTTACTAAACAATTGAGGAGATTAAATGAATAAATCAATGGTTGGAACTATTCTATTTTGGTTGGGGGCTTGTTTTGGTGTGGGAGCGATCCTGAACGCTTTATTGAAAGATATACCATCTATATTAACACTAATTGTAGCCGGCTTTATGGTGGCTGGGGGGCTATACATACAAAATATTTTTAAAACCGAAAGTTGGAGATAAGGAGGAATATCGTGCCAGTATTTTTACTTAAACTATTACCATTTATTAGCGGATTTTTATGGAAGGCCATAAAGAGGTTCGGATCGGTTTTATTTGTGGGACTATTAATTTGGACCACATATTCTTATTGTCATAGAAAGTATGATAATTTTAGGATAACATTAATTAATATGGGCCGAACTGAACAAAAGTCTATTGACGATGCTATATTGGCAAAATGGCAAAAAGAACATCCCCAGAATGTATATGGGGCCGGTAGTCAGATTACCCAGAATGCGTGTGATAAAGATTTCAAGGCAATTGGTCTCTATATTTTTGGTTTCAAACTTGGGATTTAACAAGGAGTCTTACATGCCAGAAGAACAATTAAATTTCGATCAATTTCAAACTTCTTATGCTCCAAACTCGGAAATGTTTAGTATTCAGGATGCCTTAAGGCAAGAAGTAATAGTCATTCGAGCCGACCAGCTTGCCGAGTTAGCTAAAGAGTATTGTTTAATTTTCGGCTACAAATTAGTTAAAAAGGAAGAATAAGGGAGGGCATTCCCAGCCCAATATAAAGCCGTTTTAAGGATGTAATAATCCTTGAACTACGATAGGGGAATACCTCCCTACCAATTAAATAAGGAGCAATATTATGCCCTATATTTCTATAAGTTTGCGGAATAAATTGGAAAATTTCCCAGAGGCTCAAGATGAATGCCGAGGAAAAATTGTAGTATTGGCAGAACAAATTGATTCTGAAGGGGAGTTAAATTATGTTATTACTCGCCTATGCCATGAATTTGCTCGTAAGAAAGGTATAAAATATGCTGTTTATAATACCATAATAGGGGTATTGGAATGTGCAAAGTTAGAACTATATAGAAAATGGATTGCTCCTTATGAAGAAGAGAAGGAAAAAGCTAATGGCCCAGTAAACTAAATCGAGGTCGGGTAGCTCCCGACTAAACTGAGCACTGGAATTGACCAGTGCAAGTGGAGTACCTCAGCCAATATTAACAATTACTCCACACAATTAATTAAACAATGTCCAAGAATATATCATTACTCATAACCGAACTAACAAAGAAGTATGGGATTAATTATCAATCAAAAAATCCCGAGTATATACAACTATGTAAAGATACACATAGAATGCAAGAAATTTGCAGGTCCTTACGAGAAATGATGGGTGATCTTTCTGAAATCGAGGATAGACACGATTTGAATGGATTGGGCAAACTATTGGCAGATGATGTCAAAAAAATGGAAGTTTTATTGCACGATTTAACCAAGATTTCTACCCATATCAAAGTTAAAGAAAATGAAACTTCTAAAAATTAATATCGCCAAATACCATTTATGGGAGCTTCATGGTAAAAATCTAAGCTTTACTTTTTTTCATTTCAAGAATACCTTTGAACTTTCTTTAAGAATATTTGACAACCGATGGATTTTCCGAAGGGAGAACAATGAGAATTCGGCAGTTCGATTTTAGGTTTTATATTGATGATAATACGAAGAAGTCCGCATTTATTTGCAATTTATTTTCAATCTACACTCATCCTAAACCTTGGAAGTTTATCAGCAAAATTACAGTAGCAATTACAATATTAAACATTGAATTTATCTGGGAAATTAGAAAGGATTTATGTAATGGAAACTGTAATAAAAGATAGAATGTTAGTTCATCTCAAACGAATGTTTGCTCTCTATGGAATAGAAGGCTCAGAGCAAAAGATATGCGAGATTTATAAGAATTTACCAATTATTAAGCAGAAGTATCTCGCACTTTACTGGAGTGTATTAAGAACATAAGAAGGAACCAAATTAATAGTGAGGTAAATATGGATGAGAATAATGGATTAAATGCTTCAGAGACAGATTATAAGTTTATGGTTTATTTGGTGGGTAGTATGGAAAAAACTACTGCAAATGATGACGGTACGGCCCAGCGGGTTGAAGTGGAAAAAGAATTATTATTAAGAAATATTTTTCCTATTAATCCCGTTAAATTAGAGGCAATTAAAACAGGCAGACCCACAGATGAAATGAAAGAAAAAATGAGGGGATGGATAGCCTCGGGCAATTGGGAATTGTTTAAAGAAGCTTCTTATGAGATATGGAAAGGTCGGGATATTATCACCGAAGATAGTAATTTATATCATGTTCCTGGAGATATTGATTATGTTGCTATGTCAGATTTTATTATTTTTACATATCATAAAGGATCAAAACCATGCGGATCTTTCGGCGAGAGTTATGATTGTATGAGGCAAGGCAAACCTATTTATTTAGTCACAGATTTTTTAAAGGCAGAGTTGCCTGTAAGTTTGCTTCAATGGATTATGGTTTCAGAAGGAGAAGTATTTAATTCATTGTCAAAATTGTTAGATTTTATCGATAAAAAATATAAATTGCACAGGAAGGAGAAATAATGGAGTTTGAAACTTACCAATATTTTGCTCGTAAAACTGCGGTATTTCCCAAAGAATTCACAGTTATATATCCTGCAATGGGGGTAGCAAGTGAGTCTGGAGAATGTTTAGAGAAAATTAAAAAACAATTAAGAGATAAAAACTGTAATTGGGAAGATGTTGAGTTTAAAGAAAAAGTTGCAAAAGAAATGGGAGATGTATTATGGTATCTTGCTAATCTTGCTGAAGATTTAGGGATGAATTTAAATGATATTGCAGAACTCAATTTAAAAAAACTTAAAGATAGGCAGGATAGAGGAGTATTAAAAGGGGAAGGAGATAATAGATAATGAAAAATTTTGACAAGGTACAAGATAGCGGTAACCGCCGGGAATTTAATACCGGAAGTGTAAGAGATACCCGGGAGGGTAAGGGTAGGTTTGATTTAATTACCCCCATAGGGCTTAAAAGATTGGCCAAGCACTATGAAAATGGTGCAAAAAAATATGGGGATCGAAATTGGGAAAAAGGTCAACCATTATCTTGTTATTTAGATTCGCTTATTAGGCATGCCTATTGTTTATTGGAGGGAAAAAAAGACGAAGATCATGCCGCAGCTATAGCATGGAATGCTTTAGCCTATATACATACAGAAGAAATGATAAGTCAAGAAAAACTGCCCAAAGAATTAGACGATATGCCTATGAATAAAAAGGAGTAAACAATGTCTCGCCCAGAAGTATTGCAAGGATATACCACTAAGGTTAAAACTGGATGTGGGGCCTTATTTTTAACTATTAATTTTGACCAAGATAGGCCTTTTGAGATATTTCTCAATTCGTCAAAGTTAGGAGGTTGCTCGGGCAACCAAAATGCTATTGCAAGACTATTAACTTTATGTTTTAAAAATAATGTTTCTATCGAAGATATTGTAGATCAATTGCAAGGAATTTCTTGTCCTGCCTGTACAAGGGCCAAGGCAAAATTGGGAAAAGACGAGATTGTGGATTACCCCACTTCCTGTCCTGACGCAGTGGCTAGATTTATCAAGAAAATGGTGAAACATGATTAAATCTTATCCTATAAATAGCTCAATCGGTGAATCCTGGTGGCAGGATGAGGAAACTATTGGAGATAGGCAATTTAAAGATATAATGGATTCATTAGGCATATTGATGAACGCATATATGCTCCACTACTAAGGAATCTTAATGGATAACAATATTCAATTATATTTAGGAGATTGTTTAAAAATTATGCCTTCTTTGGCAGATAAATCTATAGATATGATTCTATGTGACCTCCCTTACGGAACGACTGCTTGTAAGTGGGATACTATAATTCCATTTGAACCTCTATGGGAGCAATATAAGAGAATTATTAAAGATAATGGGGCGATAGTATTAACTGCGAGCCAACCTTTTACGAGTGCTTTGGTGATGAGTAATGTGAAGATGTTTAAGTATGAGTGGATATGGGAGAAACACAAAGGAACTAATTTTTTTGCAGTAAAAAGAGAACCACTTAAAATACACGAGTCGGTTTTAGTTTTTGGGGGCAAAAAGTATAACCCACAAATGATAGATGGGAAATCGTATAAACCAAGAGGTTCACACAATATAGTTAGAAGTCATAGCATTGTAAATGCCAATAAGAACATAGGATATTCAAAAGAATTTGACCCGTCTAAAAGATACCCTGTATCAATTCAAAAATTTTCTAATCATAATCAGAAAGAAAATTGTTTCCACCCCACCCAAAAGCCAGTAGCCCTATTTGAGTATCTTATCAAAACCTACACCAACGAAGGGGACTTAGTTTTAGATAATTGTATGGGGTCGGGAACCACTGGGGTTGCCTGTAAGAATCTCAACTGTAAATTCATAGGTATAGAAATGGATGAAAATTATATGAAGATAGCCACTGAAAGAATTAAAAATACCATTAAAGGAGTATAATGGAACAAAAAATAATACTCGTGGATTTCGGGCATTTCCAGCACACGGCCATATTTGCTAAAGCCTCCGCCATAAGGCGGCAAGAAGACATGGCTTTAACCAATCCTCAATTAGCTGAGCAAATGTTAGTTTTACCTTCTACTTATACATCTATGATGATGATTTTAACTGTTTTATCTAAGGTAGGTGTAAACTGCGATGTCGACGATAAAATAATTATATGCTGTGATGGCAGGCACTCATGGCGAAAAAATTTAGAAATTCAATATAAATTTATGAGGCAAACTGTAAGGGAGCAATGTACTGAAGTAAATTGGCTTAATGAATATGAATATCAAAACCAACTTCTACACACAATCGACGATAATACACCATTCTTCGTTATTCATGGACACGAAGGCTTAGAAGCCGATGATTGGATTGCTGAAGCTTGCAGAGTATTCAAAGACCAAGAAGTTGTAATTATAGGTAGAGATAGTGATTATCATCAATTATTAAATTTAGATAATGTTAAAATTTATAATCCTCATGGTTCAGCAAAGAAATGTCCGTATAAAATTTTATCCTTAAATAGGGAGAAGGAAAAACAATTAGCATATAAATCCCTTATTCATAAAATTAAAAAAGAAGCTACAGATGGTTTAACTTCAGAAGTATTAACCGAAAAAGAAAATCAAATTAGAAGGCAGATTGTATCTTTATTGGAGTTACCTCAAGATATTGTAGATAGAATGAGACCTACTTTGGAAGATATTGGAAGGTCAACCAAAGAACATTTGAATTTAGAAGCATTCACTCCAGGTATAAGAAAATTATTCCCCAAGATTTGGGATGAAAAATATAAAATAACATACCATGATTGTTATCAGAGATTGGTTAATAAGCAGTTAAGGGAAGATAAAAAGAAGGCTAAATTAAAAGAGGATAAAAAGAAAGCTAAACTAAAGGAGAAATTATGTATGTTACAGGGGGCTTCGGAAATCAATGGACAGGCGACGAAGCAATTGATTTAGTTATTTTGAGGATAGGATATAATAAAGAAGACCGAAGTTTGTATTTTACTTTGGGTGCGTTTGGAGTTGGATTTTCTATAGAGATAAACTTTGAGGAGGAGTAAAATAAAAAGGAGGAATAAAATGGAAGATTTTATAAGAGGTATAGTAGTTGCTCATGAGAATGGATTAATGAGTCCTGCTTTAGCATCGTTTTATATCCGAATGAAAGCAGAATCCGAAGTGGACGGACTTGGGGTGAGTATGGCCGAATTAGAAATGATCGCTAAGAGAAATAAAGTATATTAAAAGGAGGATTAAGTGGAACTAAAAGAAGTATTAGCAAAAATAATAGCAATCATAGCAGAAGTAAAAGAAGCAGGATTAGATACAATCAAGCAAGAAATGAAATTAGACGAATTGGGCATTGATATGCTTGATGGTACAGAAATTGCATTAATGTTGGAAGATGAGTTTCAACTTTCTATTCCCGTTGATGATGCTGAGGAGTGGAAAACTGTAATGGATATGGTTAATTATATTCAGGCTAGACAGAATAACGAATCTCCACATAATTAAATATTGAAATTTCAAGTTGAAAGGAGGAATCATATGGATGAAAAAGTAGTCGAGGTTAAGGAAGAAGTGAAAGTAAAAAGAGGAAGAGGCAGGCCTTCGGGATCTAAAAATAAGAAAGGAACTAAGGCGAATCCTATAGTCGCCTAATCTAACGATTAATTAACAGTAATCTACCGATTAAAGGAGAAATAAATTGGATAACAAAACGATTAAAAATATAGCCATAGCAGTTGGGGCTATAGTGATAGGGTTGTTTTTGGTTATGGGCAGGCATTATGTAGTGTTGGTATTGGAATTGATATGTGCAGGAGTATATTTCGGTACCGATATATTTAACAAATAAAAGCAAAATAAACAAGGAGGATTATAAGTGCTATTATTGAGGATAGGTAAGACAAAATTGGAATGTAAAAAGCAGGATAACACGGTAAAGCAGTTTAAGGCTAATGCGGCATCTATTGCTAAAGCCAAATCTGATTTTAAGATTGGAGATGCAATATTCTGCAAGTTTGATCCTACAACGTTCGAGATTATTGAAATTAGCAAGCCTGAAGCCAAAGGTACTTATAATGGCGGAAAAGGTGGCTATAATGGGAAGAAATCCTTTGGAGGAACCTATAATACTAAGCCTATGGTATTTGGAAGTGTACTCAATCTAATTTCAAATTTTGTTGAGGCTAAGGTAATTAAGACTGTAAAAGAAGCTAAAGAAGCCATAACTGAGCTTATGGCTCAG